TCAATCCCCGGACTTATCGAAGGCACGGCGTCGCAACGCTGCGCGTGCATCATCAATCAACTCTACCTCGTCGCCAGTAAGCTGGGAGGGGCTGGTCGACCACACAGCGTGAGCATTTGAGGATGCATCATCCAGCCACCGCACGGACTCCACAGCTAAGCAGTTTTCCTTGCGGCAATGATCTTCCCAGCCGTCAAAGTCCGCATGGGGAATCGGGCCGCGCATGATCGCGATACGGACTGCCGGCAGCACTTCGCGCCACAGCGCCGAGTCAGGTGCTAGATCAGAGTCGTTCAGCGAACCAAGCATCTCAAACTCGCTACAGCAAACGTGACGAAGGTTGCTACAGTGCCTGACGCTAAGCCACTGTAAAACAGCGCTTTTTGTATTGTGGTCGGGGAGACAGGATTCGAACCTGCGACATCCTGCTCCCAAAGCAGGCGCGCTACCAGACTGCGCCACTCCCCGACGCGCATTTGCCCTTAGCGGCAAGGCGTTTGCAGATGCAAGCAGCATGTGCCGAGCGGCAAGATTCGGCGAAACGCGGCGGCGGCGAACCCGACCAGTCCCGGATTATTCCCGGAGCCTGATTCACGGTACGTTCTTCCTAACCCCCGGAGCCGCAGCATGAGCGACAACTATCCTTGCGGGCATAATCGTGGTGGTGACAACGACCAGTGGTTCAAGAACGGATCGCGCCAGAGTCGCCGCTGTCGCCAGTGCAATGTCAATGATGTCAACGCTCGCGGCAAAGCGGGGCGTGATGCACTTCGCACGCTGCAATCCATTCCGATGCTGAGTGTGCCTGCGGGCTGGGTGCTGGTGCCCGTCGCTGATCTTCGGGTTTTGGCCGACCTTCGGCAGCATATCCATCAACACGAACCCGATCGCGTGAAATGGGAAGGCGAGTGGCATTACGGCCCGCTGGCTACGGCTTTCATTTCCACCATCGAGGCTGTTGCGGACGCCGCAGACACCATGCTCGCCGCCACCCCCGCCCCGCCGATCGAAGGCCGGGATGCGGACGTGGAGCGGGTGGCACGCGAAGCCGCAAACGGGCTGGATTGGGACAAAGTGTATGCCGCTGCCCGTAAGCGCGCGCTGAACGAAGTGACCGGCACATCCTACGACGAGTATCTGGCTCGTGAGATTGCCGATCGCATCGCCCGCGCCGCCCTCCAAGCCCTCGGAGAACGGGGGTGAGCGAGGGTGACGAAGTGACGGTAGTGCAGCACCCAAACTGGACCGCCGAATACATGCGCTTAGCCAAGAGCGGGCGTGTTGGTCGTATTGAGCGGATATTCACCCCGCTTGGCGGCGAAGGCTCGCCGCCGGTCGTGCGCGTCGTTTTCCCCAAGGTCGCACCGTATCGCAAAGAGCGTGTCGAGTTCTTTGCGCCCAACGACCTGCAATTGAAGGACCCCCGCCCATGACGGACGATCTTGTGGGGCGGCTGCGCAAAGGGCGACTGATACAAGCGAACCAAACCCGCACCATGACATGCGGGACCACCGGCTTTCCAATTGAGGTTGGCACCGGCGAAATCCGGGAGTTGCCGCACCCCGACGCCCTAGAAGCCGCCGCCCGCATCGAAGCGCTTGAGGCTGCTCTGCGACCGTTTGCCGAGGCGGCTGACGATCTGGACGACAAGCATCGCGACAGTTCGCCGATCTGGGAAGCGCCCGCCGCACTTGGGATCGATGCCGGGCATCTTCGCGATGCTCAGAAGCTATTAGCGAAAGGTCCACCCCATGCAGACTGACGCAGAGGTCGCGGCGATTGTCGTGCTGCTCGGCCTTATCCCGATCGGCATCCCAGCAACCGTGATTGTGCTCGGCCTGCGTCGCCTCCGCGTCGCCCAGCACCTGAAACAGGAGAATGCGAAGTGAAGAAGAGCGCAATCGTGCCAGGTCGCAGCTACCTGAACAAGTCCGGTCGATCGGAGCGGAAAGTGCTGGACGTGGGGCCGCACGTGGCCGTCGATTGGTGCGGCGATGACGCGACGGAGCCAAAGGGCGAGCCGGGTGTCCAGTACATCGATCGTCGCATGGGCAAGACGATCTACGGCCCCGGATCGGGCAAGAGGGCGCAGACGATGTACCTGTCGACCTTCGCTTCATGGGCCAGTCAGATCGTCCCGGAAGGACAGGAGGCATGACCGACCCCCGCATGACCCCCACGAACGACGCGCCGGTGACGGTGGAGCAATGCGTCGCGAAGATCATGGACGATCGGATCGCTTATTTCGAACGGACGAACGGCTATTACGAGCGGGCCGACGCCGCGCGCAGCTACCGTGCGACCAAAACGGCTTTGCTTAAAGCCCTTGCCGCCCTCGCCTCCGCGCCTGCCGGGCCAGACCCTGACACCCCTGCATACGAAGCGGCTAGACAAGCTATTGCCGACGAACTGCGGCGCATAGCTGTCGGTGAACCCAAGAGCGGATATCGCGAAATGGCGGACCGGTTGGCGGCGGGACAACAGCCAACGATACCGGCCTATGTCGCTATGCAGGTAATGGCGCGTCAGTCCGTCTCCGCACCTGCTAGGGATGGGGTGCCTTCATGTGAGCGTTGCAATAAACCATCGCCGCAAGGTTTGCGCTGCTACGCTTGTTTATCGGGAGAAGTCGAACAATTGCGTTTTGAGGCTGATAGATTAGCCGCTCAAGCTGACCCATGTTCGGCAGTGTCTGTTCTGCTAAGTTTGGCGGCAGAAGAAGACCGCGCGATTGCGTTCTGTGATGATCCTAAAGATAGAGGGCGCTGTGCGATTATCGCCGCTGAATTTAGACGGGTGGCGAAATTGCTATCAGACGGTCACGATAAGGCTATTGACGCCATCGCCGCAGCCCTCGCTCGTCCGCACTCCGCTGTAGCGCCTGTCGGGAATGGGGATGCGATAAGAGAGGCGTTGCTAGTTGTTCGCGGAAGCGTCAGCGATCTCCGCAAAGGTTTTGCCAAGTACGTCGATCCCGCTCGATGGGTAGAACAGGTGGTTGCCCATATCGACGCAGCCCTCGCCCGCCCGCGCGCAGCGGTTCTATTGCGACAGCTTGCCGACGAAAACGCGCTGTCCGACCCGATCGAGGATATGCCGTTTGCCGAACGTGGCGCGGTCATCGCCTCGTTACGGCGTATGATCGCTGACCGCCCGCGCGCAGCGGTGGGGGAGCGGGAGGCGCGTGACCATGTCGACCGCGAGCATCTGCAACAGGTCGCAGACGGAGCGTTTGGCGACGGGCCGTTTACCCGTGGCGCTGCACGCGACCAGCTTGCCGCCCTGCAATCCCCGCCCGCGAAGGTGGAGGGGTGAGCGTGGATAGCAAAGACCCTCCGATCATCGAGCCGGGCTATTTGGCTGGCCTGAAGGTTGTCGACATTGGTGACATTCGGGTAGCGCGCGGACTGTCTCGTCGCCCCAACTCGTCATGCCGCCATCGGCAGATGCGATACGATCAGCAGGAGCGCCGGATATGGTGCGCCGACTGCGAGACAGACGTCGAGCCGTTCGATGCGTTCCTGATCGTGTGCGAGCATTTCGACGCCGCTGCCAAGAAGATCAAACGCGAGCGTGACGAGGTAGCAGAAGCGAAGGCCCACAACATCAGCCGAGTTGCGGCCAAGCGCATGGACGAGATGTTCCGGCGGAAACACATGGTGCCAGCCTGCCCGCATTGCAGCGCAGGGATCTTCCCCGAAGACGTGAACCGCATGGGCATGGTAGGACGTGATTTTGAGGCTGCGCGTCGTGCCAAGCAGAAGGACCGTCCATGACCGACCCCAACGACGAAATCGTCCTGAACACCGCCATCGCGCGGCTACAGGACTTCATCGACACCTACCCGGACGGCGAGCAAATCGACGGCGACATGCCGCTGACCAAGGACGATGTGCTGATGGTGATCGAGGCGGCTAAGCGTGGGGTGGGTGTGGTCGAGGTGCCGACAATCGAATCGCTCGACTTGTAGGTTTTCGTTCTTCATCCGTTCTGGATGGGCGACAAGAAGGCACCAAAAGTCTGGCTATGGCCGTCATGGGTCGAGACGGTCGGCGCCATGGCCGCATCCGATGCGAAGATCAGCGTGTCATGCGATCGGTGCAACGCCTACCGTGACGTCGACATACCGGCGCTGCTGGCGAAAGTCGGACCGAATTATTCGCTCATCAATCGGCGCTGCCGGTGCAAGCTCACGCCGGGCTGCAATGGTTGGAATCGCTTTCGGTATCTGCACGGGGTCATGCGCCGGCTGTGGGACGACAACGCCAGCGATCGGTGGCTGGCTCTGGAGAATGCATCAAGGCGGGAGATGACGCGGCTGATCCGGGAGGCCGGGGAAGAGCGCGAGAAGAAGCGGCTTAGGGAGCGGAGGTAGCTACCCCACCCGCCGCAGCACTTCATCCTGTACCGCTTCCCGCAAGGCGCGCTCAGCAGCTTCCTTCGTCAGCGGGTTGGCGTTCGAAGCGATGGCCTTGCCGATCGCAGGCAGGACGATGCGCTTCAGGGCAAAACGCGCGATGGCGCCGATGGGCAGCTTCATGGCTTGGGTTCCTCGGTTACCGATACGGGATCGTCCGGCGTACCAGCAGGCCGGGTAGGCGACGCAGCCGCAGCCAGCTCGCCCAGCTTGTCGGTGCCGCGCTGTTCCCACCGCTTTTGCACCGCCTCGACGATGCGCTGGAGGACCAGCAGGAAAGCGGCGACGTCGATGCCGGTCTGCCCGGTAAGCTCGCCTCGGAACGCGGATATGATGAGGACCGCCAGCACGCCGGTGCCAAGCCAGCCCAGCAGGCCGATTTCGCTGACGTGATCGCTGACGTTGGGGATTTTCACCGCAACACCTCCAACAGCTTGACCCGCAGAGCGTTGACGTGCGCCAGACCGATCGTCGTTACGTTGCCCATGTCTTCCCCCGGTACGCATCTCTAATCGCGGTAACCGACACCCCGTACTCTTCAGCGAGCGCGCGAGTTACGCCGCGATCACTTGTCTTTCTGGCACGGATATCAGCAACAGCTTCAGTCGTCAGTTTCCGGTTACCCACGAGCACGCGCGTTTCGCATTGCTGTTTTGGCGTCGCCCAGCGGCAGTTGCTTGGCTCGTAATTTCCGTTAGGATTTGGGAAACGATCCAGAGTTAGACCGTCGCGATAACCGTTATCTAGCGCCCACTCTTTGAACGAAGCAAAGTCGGCCCAGCAAGGATCAAAGGTTATCCCGCGCCCGCCATAGCGGTGCCATCCGATATGCTTCGGGCGCGTGCAACGCTCCTTCATACCCGACCAGATTCCGTACAGCTTGGTGCGACCACCCTTCCAACCGCCGTGCCGAGTGGTTGCTTCGCGATTGAGGCATCCGCAGCTAAGCGTCTTGCCCGAACGAACCGCGTCAACACGGCTAACCAAATCTCTCCCACAATCGCAGGAAAAAAGCCAACGTGTCCTTCGGTCAGTTCGGGGCATTGGCTGTTGAGCCATTAGCCTTCCAAAGCGTTGACCATGCAAGTTACTAGTAGCCTGACGCATAACCTTACCTAAGAACAGTTAGAAGTCGCTGGCGCAACTTGTTAACATGTTCTAAGCCAATCAAACCTCCGTTACAAATTCTTCTTGCGCCATCCGTGTCGCCGCGATCGAGCGCCGCGAACACCTTCCGATCCTTATAGAAGTCGCAGGCCAGCAACAGCGACAGCGCCGGCACAGCGGCAAGATCGGGGTCGGTATCCAGCCCCAACCCCAGACGCCGGTCCGCCGCCTCGTAATTCGCACGGCCGGTAAGCTGGAGCATCCCCCTGCCCCGGAACGCCCAGCCATCGCCGGGCTGCGTGTTGCCCATGCGCCCGTCATAGACCCGGCTCGCGATCAGCTCCGGCTTGCGGGCGACGGTCGCAGCACTCGCAGGCGTGAAGCGCGACGGCCATGTCCGCACCAGCGCCTCGCTGCTGTAATTCAGGTTCTCGACGAACACCCGGTAGCCGCCCGTCTCATTCGCTGTCTGGGCGAGGAAGTCGGCAAGGCGGGTGACGGACTGGTCGACGCCGTATGCCGGCAGATGGACGACGCAGGCGTTGGCGAGCGACTTGATGACCTTAGCGTCCGCGTTCGGGCCGACGACCCGCAGCAGCGCCGTATAGGTGCCTCGACCGGGGATGCCGTCTGGCGTTACGCCTAGCCGGGCCTGCGTGGCTTTCCAGTCGATCATTCCCCGCCCTCCTCCGCTGGACTAGCCGCAGCATTCGGCACCGCTGCGATGATCTTCGCAGCCCGGATGGTCGCTTTTTCCGCGGTGCTGTCGGTCTGCTGGCGCGCTCGCATTTCACGGATCCGTTCGGCGTGCTCTGCGGCTGCTTCCGGCTTGATCTCGATGCGGGTCAGCAGTGCTTCGAATGCCTGCGTGACATTATTCAGCTCATGCCGGAGAATGCTGATCTCGGCCTCATACGAAGCTCGCAGCACGCCGATCTCGGCCTCATACGAAACCCGCTGATCGTCAATTTTCTTCTCTAGTTTCTCGATACGCGACACGCGCCTGTCCCCCAACGCCATCTTCGCGCGCAGGCTTGCGTCCACGATCGCGGGCCACCCTTTGATGATTGCGAGAATGACGGAGCCAGCCAGCGCCCAGCCCCATGGTGCCCGCTCAAAGCTGGCGGTTATTGCGGTGGCGAACGTCGTCACAGCACCCGCGCCCGCACGCGCGCGCCGATCAGGCGCCCTTGCTTACGCTGGCCGGAAGCATCGGTGTGGAGGCCGTCGTACAGGTCGCGTCCCTGCCCGCCGCTGACCTCGAAGTCCGCGACGATCCCAGCTTCCGAAAAGGCGTCGATGACCGTGAAACCGTAGCGCGCCGCCATGCGTGCGATCAGCGCCCCCCAAGCCTGCAAGGTCGGACCGTCCAGTTGCGCCTGTTGCAGTGGCAGCGACACGAATTTCACCGCGTCAGGCCACTGCTGTTGCAGCCGATAAAAGCCAGCCCGCGCAGCCTCGATCGACACGGTCAGGTCCAGCGCGTTGTAAGCCTTGCCCATGGCGGTGTCGTAGTTGCCGAGCTTCGTCTGCTGGAAGCGCAAGTCGTTGATACCCAGCGCCACGATCACGCAATCGGGGGTGAAGCTTTGCGCGAAGGCGACGTCTAGCTGATGGTGAAAGCGCTGCCATGGGACCGCACCGCTGTAATTAGCGAAAGCAGCCCCGCCCCTCGCAAAATTGTAGGCGTTGGTCGGTGACAGCATCGGCAGCGCGTAATCCGGCCAATTCTGACTCCACCCCGATCCATAGGTATACTGCCCCGCCTCGACATTCTCGGTCGCGGTGATGCTGTCGCCGAAGATCGCGACGACCCCGATGGAGGTCTGTGCAGAACCCCCGCCAGCCTGCCGCCCCAGATTGCGGCTGCTCCACTCGACGACCGCCTCCTGATAGGGCCGGAATGCCGTCGCGACCGCGCCCGGCTCGACCTGCGTCGCCGTATAGTCGCCGGCATCGGCCTGTCGCTGGCGAGGGCTGAAGCGCATGTAGCGGGCGCCTGCGGGGACCGAGACGGTGTAGCTGGCACCTGCCGGTATCTGGCCATACGACACCAGTGCCGGATCGGGCGCATTTACCGCGGTCGGCAGCGCCGAATAGAAGGCATACACCCGCGCAATGGCAGGGTTCGCAGCCATGCCGCTGAAGGTGATTTCGGACAGGTCACCGACGAAGATGGGCGCAGACGCAACGCTGTTCGTCTCACCGTACAAGCCGCCGTTAAATTGGATTTCGCCGCCAACGCGCGCCGTTGACACATCGAACAGATTATACGCACCGCCGAACACTGCGTCCTTCGCGAAGGACGGCTCGGGCCGCTGGCCAGCGACTTGCCCGGCAACCGTCAGAATGCGCGGCGTGAAGGGCTGATATGCGGTCGCGGTCACCCCCGCCTCAACCTGCACATTGGCGATCGACACGGCCCCCGACTGACGTTGCTTCGGGCTGAACGCAAAGTACTTCGCGCCGTCGGGGATCGGCAGCGTCAGTGGATCGATGCTGCGGATTTGACCGTAGCTGACGAAGGTCGACTGCCCGATTGGCAGGTCATTGTAGAACGCATAGACACGGTCAATCGCCGGATTCGGCGCAAGGCCACTGATCGTGATGGCCGAGAAGTCACCGACGTAGATCGGCTGCGACGCAATGCTGTTCGCCTCGATCCCGATCCGACCGGAGAACTCGATTTCATTGCCGACCAATGCCGATCCGGCATCAAACAGGTTCTTGTCGCCAGTCACCTGCACCGCCGCGCCGAAGAACACGTCGCTGAGGGTCGTGTCCACAACCCACCCGCCGGTTTCGTAGTGATAGATGCCGTTCTTTGCCGGGGTAGCATCGTCGTATACGTGGGCCAGCGTACCGGGTCGCTGAGTGGTGTCCGCATCCAGCAACGCCTTCGTGGCGTAGAGCTTGAGGCCGGCTACTGCGCTGCCGATAGCTTGGTCGAGAAACCGGCCGATATTACGGATTTCGGCTTTGGCTGGCTCATGCGGGCCGCTGGCCGGGACGCCTTCGACCGCATAATCGCGAAATGCGCCCGCAAACCGATCAGCGATATCACCCACGACATTCTCCACTAGCGTTGCGGGGACGCTAGGGTCGGCGGTGACGCGATCGTACCGCCGTCAAGACGGACGGGTGTCGACTACAGTTGACGCGGACCATTCGGACAGACGGCCGTCGCCCACCGAATAGGCGACCTGCACGTTCAGGTTCTCGACCAGCGGTACAAATTCCGTCTGGAACGACACGCCGGGGCCGGGGTCTGCATCGGCATATTCCCGCTCGTTCCAGCTACCGCCAGTGCCGACGCGCCAGCGGGCATACCACGTCATGTCAACGCGATCGGGTCCGTTCGCAGCAATCAACACACGGGCGCCGGTTGATTGTGTACCGTCGACCGGTTCGCCGGCCGGGTCTTCGGTTTCGGGGTTCTGACCCACCGCACTGAACACCGCCGTTGCGCTGATAATCATCGGCGTTTCCAGCGGCTCGCGAGCGATACGATCCCCGGTCGGGGCTGGGTCGCCCTCCTCGGTCGCGGGGTTCCAAGCATCGATGTTAGGGTCGGCTGCAATCCACGTTGCCGACACAGCGCCCGTTTGAAGATTGCGCGATAGCTGCGTGATCTCCGCCGGCCCGCTATAGGCCACGAACTCGTCGTCGGTGCCGACAGCCTCGGCCAGCAGCAGGTCGATATAGCGCTCGCCGAGCATCGCATCGCCTGCACTAGTGGTCACGAAGGTCCCGCGCTTGGGCGCCATGGCCTGCGCCATGCGACGCTTTGCGAGCCGCCGCGCCTGCGAATGCGACGGCACCTGGTTGGCGAGGTCGTCCGCGCGAATTGCACCGCGCGTCAAAATATCGCCCTCATCGACCCAGCTATCGGTGTCGACCGTATTGAAGTCGTGCGCTGCCGACACGTACGTCACGCCGATTTGATTGACGGCGTTCTCGTCCTCAATCCCGTCCTCGACCGAATAGGCGGTAATGACGTCCGGGCCAATGCTGACCGTGGGCGAATAGTAACGGCCTGCACGCGGGACCAGCGCCCCGTCCTTGCGCGACGCCAGCCACCCGTCGCAGCAGCCGAGCAACGCAGCCTTCACCGCCTTGTGCTCGGACCCGTCGCCGGCATGACGGTGGCTCAGGCACGACCGATAGCGAGGCTCAGTGCCACCGTCCCGCAGCGGGACAGGAAGGTCGGCATCGTCGGCGGCTGCGGTCCAAAGGGCTAGCGTCGGCGCGAAATGCCGCTGCCAGTCCTTGCCATCACGAACCAGCAGGTAGTGCGCGATGTGCAGCCAGACGTTCTCCGACCACTTCCACGAAAGCGGATCGGCCACCGACTGCGCCGGGTCTCGCCAGTCGAACACCGGCTGCGCACGGATCACGATCGCCAATGGAGTCTGGTTCGGCCCGCCGGACGGGAACACCTCCTGATAGTATTTCGCCTTGACCGGCTTCGACAGCATGTAGCCGGTGACAACGCCGTCGCCGCGGTGATCTTCGGTCCAGATGCCGGGCAGCTTGGCAACTAGCGGAGCGTGCGCGGTCTCTGTCGCGGCACCAAGATTTGCGCCGATCTGGATCACGTCGTTCGCGCCGTATGCGCCGTCCTCGCCGCGGGCAACGAAGCCATCCGCCAGTCGCGTGACCGGCTTATCGCCGAGATACCAGCCCTCGATTGCGTCGATGCGCCCTTCGTGGAACGCCCATGCGTCGACCGCCGTGCCGTCCTGCGCCGTCTCGTACAGAATGTACGCACCGAACAGCTTCACCCGACCATAGGCCGAATAGCGCGGCGGGCGCTCGGTCTTGATCGCGCTGCTGGTGGTCTCAGCTTTCGGGGCTTGAGGGCCAAATGCTTGATTGAGCTGGAACGTACCCAGCGAGATAAGAAGAGGGTTGCCGGTCGCCACACCGATTGCCGTTAGCGCGATACCGGAAATGACTTGCCCCGCCTTCTTGTCGATCAGGCCGATTGGGCCGGACAGCAGGGCGCTCAGCACCTTGCTCATGGCCGCCAAGCCTTGAGGACGGGCGCAGGCATAAACTCCTGCCCGCGTAAGCCCAGCGCCGCCCAGCGTTCGCCAGTATAGATCGCAGCGGCTTCGTTCAGGCCGCAAATGGTCGGGCGCTGGATGATGCCGACACATCCGGGCGTGAGGCCAGCAGTCTCGGGCGCACCCACCAGAGCCATGCCATCGGTCCACAACTGCACCAGCCCACCGCGCCGGACGATCAGCGCGATGGCCTGCCGTTCAGTGGCGTAGTCGAGACCCAGCGCCGTGATCGGGTTCTGCCGGCCGCATAGCTCGACCCAGCGCGCGACCCAGCGGCAACAGTCGAGATGCACCCAGTCCCATGCCGGACGCGGGGCCGCGAGATACTCGGCGACCCTCATCCGTTCGGACCGAAATCGCGTGAGGTGCCGGAATTTATACCGGACACGCGGTCAAAGATGCGATCGGTTGGCGAGCGACGACGCTGCTCTGCGTCCGTCCAATACGCGTTGCTCGTTCTAGACCGCCCGGTATCCTCCGACCCCATCGACAGCGTAATGGACCGTTGCCCTTCCGGCCGATCAATGCCTAGCTTGTCGGCTCGGTAGCGCGCCTGCCACTCGACGTCGACGATCTGCCAGAGGTCGTCGAACGTCACGACGCCGATATCGACCGCCGCACCCTTGATGTCGTCCGCGTCTTGCAAAGCCAGCTTGACGGTCGCAGCCGTTACGCCGCTGACGTTGATATCGATCCGATCCGCCCGCCCGTTAATAAGCTGCTCAAGCTCGTCGAGGCCGGAAAGCAGCTCGCCCCCGCCTAGATATCGCGCGCCGTCTTCCGTCTCGACGTCATCCGCCGGCAGCAGCAGGTCGCCAGAGCCAGACCACAGGCGTGCAGGCGGGTCGGTTGCGATGCGGACGATCAGGTTACGGTTCACGGCGTCACCACCGGGGGCCGCATATCCTCCTGAAAGCTGATCGAACCGGACGAGAAGACGCCCAGCGACAGCGCATTGGCGGGCTGCGAGGTGCGCCGCATCCGGCAGCGGACGTTATCGAAGTCCAGTTCGTCGCCCGCTGCAATGCCACCACGGATCGGAGGCTGGAACGTCACCCGATAGCCGCCGCCGATTGGCTCGACGCTGTAGATCTCGTAGGCGCGCTCGCCCCATGCCGGATGGACGTGCGTGAACTTCTCACCGCCGATCAGGCCACGACCAGCAGCCAGGGATATGTCGAGCACAGTCGCACGGTTGCCGCCCGCCTGTCCGTTGACGACGGCCAGCACCCGCCCACTGGCACCCGAGCCGCGGTACAAACTGTCGTCGCTGAATGGGGTGTCGTCGCTGTGAGGCACCGACTGGCTGCCCGTGACAGGCTGGTGGAGCGCGTCGCAGAATTGCACGATCACCGCCACCGATCCGCCCAGCATCCCGGCGTTGAGTGCGCGCCATGCCAGCGTCTCGGCCCGACCTGCGTCATCACGATCGCCAAAGTCAGCCCCGGTGAAGTCAGCGCGCCATGTCCCGCCGCCGTCGTTGCGGATCACATCCTCATAGCCGGACAGCGAGACCCCGCCCGATATGGTCGAGCCGTCCACGCGAATGTCCTGGTCAGCGAAATTGAACTGACATGGGTGGAATACGCGTAGCGCCATGCGGGGACGCTATGGATGGGGCGGGCTGGCGATTACCGCCGTTACGCCTTCAGCGACCCGCGTCGAGCCTCTGCGGCCGGGGTGTCACGGATCGCCGATTGATAGCTGGTCGCGCCTGCCCGCGCGGCTTGGCCGTCGACATATTCGCGAATGCCAGCCACGAAGTCAGGCAGCAGCAGGCCACCGCGCGCGTCGAGACTGAAGTGCTGGTGCACCACCGTTTGCGCTGGGCGGGCGCTTGCCTTTGCCTGACCCAGCGGGATCACGGTGCCACCCTGACTGCCCATGCGCAGGAGTTCGACACCGCCGCGGTTCTCGTTGACGCGCACCGTCTGGCCAGGGGCCACGTAGCCGCCGGATGCTCGGCCGAAAAGGGACCCGATGGAGAAACCGCCACCGCCGCCAAGACCTCCGCCAAGCGCCTCCAGCAACGGCTTGATGATCGTCTGCTGCACAGCGATGCGGATTAGGTCCGATATGATACTGTTCGCGACGTTCTTGAACACGTCACCCAGCGATTTGCCGTTGGCGATAGCGTCGGTCAGCCCATCGTTCAGGTCGCGGAGCGCGTCGACGCCGATATCTTCGAAGGCTGTGCCTAGATCGGCCCCGGTTGCGTCGATCTGCCGCTTTGCCTGTGCCACCGGCCCTTCATAGCGGCGTTCGACGCCTGCATTCTCAGCAGCCTGCAATCCCTGTAGCTGGCGCAGGCGAGCCTCGGCGATGCGACGCTGCGCGTCTGACGCGGTTTGGCTGGTCGCGACTGCTTCAAGTTCGGCACGCTCCTGCTGATAAGCTAGGTCGATCAGGCGAAGATCGATCGCGCGGCGTTCGGCGCGAGTGTCGACAAGCTGGCTCTGCAACCGGAGCATATCGCTCTCGGTTCGGATCGCGGCACCGGACGCGGCCAGCGCTTCGCGCGCCTGCGCTTCCTGAAGGTTAGTCGTGACGTTGATGTTGCGCATGCCAGCCACCTGTCGGGCAAGCAGGCGAAGGCGCTCAGCCTCGACGGCGGTGTAGCGCTTTGCCGATTCGTCAGCATCAATACCCTCAAGCCGACGACGCAGGTCGCTGGCGATCTGCTCGCGTTCCGCTGCCGCCAGTTCCTCGGCGTTGACCGCCTGTTCGCGCTTGGCAGATGCGATCTGGCTGTTCAGCTGCTCCAGTTCGTTGTTGAACGCCTCGTCATTGCGAACCTGCCGGACGCGCTCGGCTTCGGCGCGGCGAGCGAGCGTCGCAGCAGACGGCCCCTTAGGCCCCTTCTTGTTGGTATCGCGGATTGCCTGCTGCTCGGCGTCAAGCGTCCGGTTCTGCTGTGCGACGCCTTGGGTGTACCGGCGATCAGCCGTAGCCTGAGCCGCTTTCTTGGCTTCGCCACTCAGCAAGGATGCCGCGCCAGACGCCAGTTTATATTCCAGCGCCAGCTTTGCCACGGCGCGTTCGTGGCGCTGAACCGCAGCAGCGTTCTTGTCACTCGCAGCGGCGGCATCTTGTTGCAACAGCGGAATGCGAGCGTTGATAACGGCGTTCTCTGCATTGGCGACGGCCTGATTCGCTCTCGCCAACGCCTCTTTGGCCGCTGCCTCGCGTTTCGCTGTAGCTTCGACCGCGCCGGCGATGTTGCCGCCGGGGCCAAGGGCAACTTGGGTACGCGCATCCTTCGCAGCCGCCGCCGCGATAGCTGCCGTGCTCGCTGCGCCCTTCAGCTTCTGGATCGTAAGCTGTCGTTGACCCTCAGCCGCCGCCAAGGTTGCCTGCGCCTGCTCGCGCAAAGTGCGGTTCTGCTCCTGCAACTCCTTACTCAGCTTGGCACTTGCGATAGCCGCACCTTCGAGGCTCAGCTTGAAGATGTCCTGCGCCAGCGCCGAATTGCGTGCCTTCTCTGCATTCGCCTTCAGCTTCTCGACCAAGTCATCAACGCTCTCGCCGGCCTTGAACGCCTCAACCGCCAGCACGCCCAGCACGGAGCCGGCCGCGAGCACAGCGGCACCGAACGGCCCGGTGAAGTACGCAGCGACTTGCCCGGCCTTCCCGCCCATATCGGTCAGCGCTTCAGCGACCTGCGGCGCCTGCTGCGCAATCACAACGAACGGTGACGACCCCGAAGACAGCGATGCGCCGACGTCGGCAAACTGCCTGCCGAGGTTGCGCGTGCCGTTCGCCATCTGGCCGGCCGATCGCACAACCTGCTGTTCACCGCGAGAGGTGGCGGCGATGACGCGCGACATGGCCTGTTCGGTCGTCGTCGCCGCGCCTGCGATCTGGGAATTGAACGCTTCGGTCTTCGCGATCAGTTCGACCGATACGGAGCCAGCACTTTCAGCCATCAGTGCGCCTCCATCAGCTTCCGCAGCCGCGGAGCGTCAGCCGGCGGCTTCTCGGTCGATTGCGCCTCATTCCACTTGGCAAGGCGCGCGGTGTATTCCCACCATGTCAGCGACCGCCAATCGGCACCGAAGACACGGCAATTATCGATGACCTGAGCGAAGTCGATCAGTTCATCCCGTTTGCCGGCTCGCTCGCCGGCTCGGCTTTTTTTGGCGGATCGTACCCTTCGATACGGGCGGCGAGGATGGCAGCGGCGAGGTCCCACGCGCGGCGCAGCGGCGCATCATGCAGGTAATGCTTCACCAGCTTGCCAGCGCGGATTTCGTCGACCTCGACCCGTCTGCCGTCGACTTCACCACGTCCGCCGCCGATCAGTCCAAGCCGGACGACTTCGAACAGGTCCAGCGGATCGGCTTCACCTTCCAGCGGCGCGCCAACCTCGCTGCCGTCCGGCAAAACGTACCGGCCCTTGAGCGTCCGCGCGAAGATGGCGAACAGGCTTGCGCCCCGCTTCTCCTGCAACTCCGCGATCTGTGGCAGCTTCAGATCGAACAGGTAATCGCCGTCCGCGAACTCCAATTCGATCGCGGTGGCTGGCGTCACGCGACCGGCGTCCAGACAAGCTCGTCTTCGCCAGCGATCGTCACTTCCATCGTGGCTTCGTTCGGCGACAGCGACATGTTGCGCGCGGTCATGACGCCAGCTCCCTTGAAGGTGCCGAGCACGTCGCCTTCATCAGTGCCGTCGTACTTGATTGCGACCAGTTCATAGTTACGGCGGATGCCAAGAACAGCCTTCAGCGCGGCGATCTGGTCGACGTTCGTCACGCCGCTGCCAGTGACGTCCCACTGCTGGCCGGTGACACGGACAGCACGGCGCGGGATCATGCCCGGCTTGGCGCAGTCCCGGCGAAAGCGGTCGGACGACTGCACGGTTTCATTGATCGTGGCGTTCTCGACGCCGCAGATGTTCGCGAAGACCTCCGGGGACGCACCGTTCCCCAGCTTCACGATCACGGCATCGATTTCGGTGGGATAGCTCATTGCGTTCTCCGGCGTTTGCGGAGACGCTAGGAACTGGCGGTAGGGGTGTTACCGCCGTTAGCGGCTGCCTAGCTGGCGGCCTTCATCGCATCAGCGACCAAATCTTCGTCGAAGTCGATATACTTCCTTGTGTCGGGCTGATCGTTCAGATCGGGATACCGGCAGACCTGATTGTCTCGAATTGGCGTGCCGTAAGCGTTTGCTGCATCGTACTGAATAACGACGCTCCACTTCCCGTCATCCATCTTCACCTGATCGGCTTGGATCTGCTTGTAGGTCGAAGGAGCTTTCAGTTTCTTAAGCAGGTATTCCCGGCACTGAGCAATCGCAGGCGGCTCAGCCTGCTGCGGGGATGCGCAACTAGCCAGCATCACAAGTGCAAGCACTGCCCTACGCATCCCGGTCCCGATCGATCATAGCCGTCCGCTCCCGCATCTGCCGCCGCCGATAGTCCGCGGTGAAATCGCTTTCGGACGACGTCATGGCCTCGGTCAGCAGGATATGTGCTGCCTGTGCCATGTCAGGATCGCGCCCATTCGCCTCGTCGCGAACCGACGCGACAACAGCCGGATCAAGAGCGCCAGTCCGCACCATCTGCTTGATGATCGCCAGCGCCAGCTCGGCGTCGATGGATTCGTCGCGGTCCACGTCAGCAACCAAGTCCGGCGCTTACTTGCGATCTAGCCGATATCATCGTCACTATCGCCTTCTTCAATAACCGCATGGACGTGAACAATACGATACGCCAATGGCTTACCGAATGCGTTCAATTCCACGTTGACGTCGACGTCGAACAGGCTGCGGAAAATGTTGCCATCAAGCAGCATCATTTCGGAACGCACTCGCTGTTCGGCTAAATCAGAAGCGTAGACGACAGCCAGTGGCTTCGGATGAACCTTTTCGATGATAGCTCGCTCGCCAGATTTTCTACCGGGCTTCCCCGTCTCGACACTTGGGCGAACGAATTTCAAGAGCACCCGCTCGTGGTCTGTGGCCAGCTTCGCGTCCAAGTCTTGCCTGTGAGCGGATATCTGACGCTCTGCTTCGCGTGCTTCCGGCGTACGAAATTTGAAAGCGCTGGTGACACGACGCTCGCCGTCTTCAAAAACCGCGGCCTCCAGCAATGCGCTGGCGTCGGGGTCTCGCGCGATTGCGCCAACCGTTTTGTGAAAATCAGCCAAATCGGCCTTCGAGGCTTTCTCGTCGCGCTTACCGCTGAGATATGGCGACAGCCGGTTCGCGATATCTCGAACGAAGGTCGTTAATATCTGCCCTTTATCGATTGCATCAATAATACCGGGAAGCCGTGTCGCGGTGTAGGCACTGCCTACAAAGGCAACAAGATCGGCTTCAATGCAGCCTTCGCGCACATCTTTTACAAAGAACTCACCTTCGGCTCGCAGCTCTGGATGATGCGTGGCGACGAACTTTTCAAACTGGTTGCCCAGGCCGACAAATTCCGCGACAAAATCCGTCAACGCGATTGGCTCGCGAGTATCGAGCTTTAGCCTGACGTGCGCCCCATCCGGTCCCATGCCATCGGTATATGAACGTCTCGCCGGCGAGTCGATTGTCATTCGTTACCCGTCACGCACCGGACGCGCAGGTTCTGCACCGTATGGAAGGCATCGGCCTCCGCGCCGTCAATCAGCAACTGCCCGCCGCGCCATTCGATTCGGGCATAACCGTTGGTCAGATCGAACCGCTTGCCGTCAAGGGCGCGAGCGATTGCAGAGCCAAGCCGGGACGCGTGATCCTCGGCCGTCTCCACGATTGCGCCGCCCAATTCACGCGGATCAGCGAACCCATGCACCGCGACCAGCATTTCCATGCCGTCCAAGCAGGACGCCCGGATCGGCAGAACGGAAGGCGTGCCATAGCGGATAAACGGCCAGACGGGGTTCGGCGCGACTTGGGTATAGACCTGAGCAGCCGGCACGATAGCGGTCACCGCTGCGTCGGCCTTCAGCAAGGTTAGAATACCTTTGCGGACAGCCAAGGTGTTATCGCGTGCCATTTCCGCCCTTCAAATCTGCCGCCACCGCGCGTTTCACATAGTCGACGAGCACCGGCTTGGTGCGCTCGGCAGCCGGCCCCATGAACGGGCGCGCGGCCATCTTCGATGTTCCGAACTCCAGCGGAGCACTGTACGGGGCGTTGCTGCTGACCTCGACCTTGGCCGGACTGATCTGCACGACCTCGATGTTGTTGGCGAGAACGCCTGTGTCTTGGTTCGGCGGCTCGCCTGGGCGCGAGGGAACGTGGCCCTTGCCCGACACCGCCCCCTCCGTGATCGATCGCTGCGCTTCGGTCGTCAGAAACTCACCGGCCGCGAAAAGCGCCTTGCCGACGTTCCGCGTGCCGTTGGCGCCGGTCGCGAGAATACCCGCAACCGCCTGCCGCTGCCCAGTGATCTTAGGCATCCTTGCGTGCCCGACAGTCCCAGCCCACGCCCACCGGATCGCGCGCCACCGACTGCACCGAATACAGCCCGGCGTTCGGACCCGCAGTCACCTCGACGCGTGCGGTGGTATCCAGCGCACCCGCCAGCGTCGCAGTCAGCACGATCAGGCGAACGTCTTTTTGATTGAACCCGTCCTGCAACCGCATAGCATCCGTCACCGCATCGACCTGCGCCATGCAGGGCCGCTCGACCGGCTGCCCCGGCGTGATAATCGACCCGCCCGCGTCAATGACAGGCGCAGTCTCGGTCCGCACGATCGCCGGAAAGTACGGCCCGTCATCGCCAGACACCGCGGTCGCGAGCTGAGCGAAGATGCCGGCGAACATCAGCAGGGCCACGCGCAGCCGACGAGGCGCGGGCCAGCGGTGTTACGCCGCAGCAGCACCGCGAACGCCTGCCCGTAGCGGGTCGAGGAATACCCTCCCGCCGCCGCGCGCTGGGCGACAGACGCGTCGAAGCTGGCCGAAAAGCTGGCCGATCGGAAGTCGGTGATGCCCTTTGCCAGCAAGCCGCTGACCTGATCCCCTGCCCCGACCTCGCCATTCGTCACCATCTCATGCGCGGCCAGCGTCATCAGCCCGACCGCATAGTCCGCCTCCGACCAGTCCGTCGTCACGGTGCGCTCGGCATCGGTCAGCCAGTATTGGACACGCGCGTCATCGATCGCGGCGAACTCCGGGTAGCGGGCTTTCAGGTCGGCGGGGGTTGGTGGGGTCACGCGGTCACGACCTCATACTCGACGATGTACGTGGCAGACTGGTCGGCAGCTAGCGACGCGCGCGGGAACACCGCCTGCACGACCTCATCGGCAGTCTTGGACACGCCAATCTCACGACGCGTGCCGATATCCGGGGCCTTGTCGTAGGTGGTGACGTGGAAGTCGGCACCCGGCGCGCGGATCGCCAGCTTACCGCCCTTGACGCTGCACTCGGCGACGCCTGCTGACACGACCTTGTTCGCAGTGTCGAACTGCCCCGCCTGATCCGGGTCGATCGAGCGGAAATACTGAAGGTCGAGCGCGGCCTTGGTCGTGTTGCGCAGGGTCACGGCGAGGCGGATCGTCTTGCCCGTAATGGTGACATTCTGCGTGACCTCGACCCCCGACACGCTGCCTTCCCACATCAGCGGACCGTTGAACCCGCCCGCGATCTGGTAATAGCCGGCCAGCAGCATGTTGGCGTAGCGCTTGCCTGCGATGATGACGCCGAAGCCCTCGATCGCGCGGCCTTGCAGGACCAGATCGGACAGCGGCGGGACGTACAGGCCGATGCGTGCGAAACCGCTCTTCAGGTCGCTGCGGAAGCCGGGGATGGCCGCGTTGTTGACCTGACCGATGCCGCCGAATTTATTCAGGACGACGGTCATGTCGGGCGTCTGAAGCGCGGCTTCGCCGTTCACGACAGCGGCAGTCAGCGTCGTGCCGGCAGGCGGCGGCGGCGTCGTCGGCTCCGGTGCGGGCGGCGGAGCCGGGGTGGGCGCTGGCGTCGGTTCGGGTGCAGGCGTGGGCGTCGGCGCAGGCGTCCCCGTACCCGGCTTCACGTTAGTATAGGTGAAGTTCGGCGCACCCGGCAGCGGCCCCCACCAATTCCCCGCCTTCGGAACGCCGTACTTCTTCGCCCCGGCGGCGGATACCTTCACCACGCCGTCGTCGTTGCTGTCAGGCAGTTTCTTCGCAAGCTGGATGGTGGTCATGGGTGGCTCCATTTCGGATGCAAGTTGTTGATCTGCGGCGAAATCGTGGAGTAGGGTCGCGCACATGCAGACAATCCTCGCGCGGCTGACTGCTGCGTTCCTGTACCCCGCCCGGAAGATCCAAGAGCGCCGCGCCGAAGAGAACCGGCTGCGCGCGACTGGCCTTTGTACGATGTGCCGCAAAGAGCCGGCGACACATCCCGAGCATACCTGCGAGATGTGTCACCTCGACCTGTTCCCGTGAAAAGGCGCTGACGATCAGGCAAGGCTACCCCCCCACTTGGTCGCCAGATCGGTGATCGCCTTCTGGATTTCCGCATCCGAATGCGACGCGGTTTCGATCACCAATTCGTAGAAGTCCAAGTTCTTCTGAACGGTTTGAATGCCGCTGCCGACCATGACTGCGAACAGACGGAACACCTGCGGCGTGCCAAGCGCTGCCGTGTCCTGCGCCACCGTTGACGCGAACTTGGTCGTCGAATTGTACCAGATGTCCAGTGACGTACCGGTGTGACGGATCGCAACTACGATTGGCGTGCCAACTACATCACCATTGGCCGACGAAGCGGTCACGTCATTCTGGCTGGCAGTTCCGGACTTTTTACGGACGCTGGATGCAGTGCCATTCCGGCTGACATAGGCCACTTGATCGACCGCGCTGCCATTTACGCGCGAAGCCGCAAAGGGATAGCCCGTGTTGGTATCGGTCGGCTTGAACACGAGAAGGACGACATAGGGCAGGTCGTCGCCTGCCCACATTGTCGAGATTGGCGCGTTATCCGCCGCTGCCAAGTACGGAACAGCACTGGCCGAGGAAATATCGCGGACCAACCGGATTGCGTTGCGCCCATTCTGTGCCGCGCTGACCGACGTGATCGAACCGCCAGTACCACCCCGCGTCAGATCACCGCCGCCCGACCGCTTATTCACAAGCGTCGTGATCGCCACGTCACCGCCTGCAGTATCCGACGCATCAAACCAGCCCGGGCCGGTCCATTGGGTGTACGAAGTTGGAGTGGGCGTAGGAGTCGGCGTTCCCCCGCCTGTGTAAGTTGCCACGATGCCATTCAAGTCATATTGCAGCGGATTGCCTCGCGACTGACCAGTTGCGGGCCGGTCGTCCGCAATCCAAGCTGCTCCGGGACTGGTCCCCACACCGCTGCGTACGCGGACAGCCTCACCGGGGGCAGATGCGAGCGTCAGGTCGAACTTATTGGCACCATTCAGGGCAACGCTGTTGATGGTAACTGCGGCGCCATCGCTTTCACGCGAAACCGAAAAGCCCGCAGGAGTGAGCGTTCCGGTAGCTCCCGAAGTGCCGACATTAGTCAGTGCGGTCGCGCCGTCGTTCAAATCAACGGTAACGCTTACCGTGGTATCGGCCACCGTCGCCGATGCCATCGTTGGTCCGAGCGAACCGGCAATGGTCACGCCAAGGCGCCGCGCAATAGCGTATCCGATGCGACGACCGATGACGGCGTTGCCGGTATCGCTTTGGTGGACGGTATCCGCCAACTGCACATCGTAGCCCGAACCAGCGTAATAAACGTCGGCATTGGCAAGATCGAAGTTCTGTTGAGCGCGTTTGATCGCGTTGTTCGAAGCCGTCGTGCCTCCGGTTTGGCGAATGAGCGGCATGATCATATAGCCGTCACGGGGCTTCGCGTTCGCGTCGCTTTCGTGCCACCCGCGCCACGTTTCAAGCGCGGCTTGATACGTCGCCTCACTGGTCCCGTCGTTCACGTCCTGCGTACCGTGCGACAGCATAATCACCAGATTGGGGCGACCAGTTTCAGCATAGCGCGCCAGCGCTTCCGGCCTACTGGTCGTGTTGATGTAGGCCATGGCACGACCACCAGGAGCGTTGGCTACGAAGGCCACCGGCACGTTCAGCGCCGAGACAAGCGCGTTACCGGCTGCGGCTGCGCCAGAACCGCCGCCGCCCAATACGGTAGTGCCGCTCACACTAGCCGTCGCCGCAGCCTGATACCATCCTTGGACGCCAAACGAGGCATCCGCACCGTTTCCGCCGGACCCCGTTTCCAGCAACCCAGCCTTGCCGTATGCGCTGACCTTATCGCCCGCCGTGACGCTTCCGCCGCTGCTGACGTTGGCGATAAAATAACGGGCCTGCGACTGGCCTTCGATACCGATCACGATGCCTGCGCCAATACGCGCCGACGTGGCAAAGATCGTGCCACCTGCGGGCCGGAATTGCAGCCGCTGCCAGTTGGGGCTTTCCGCCATCGGCACGTTCCCGGTCCACGTTCCACCGGTTGGCGACGTCGAAACCGTCGACCACGGGGTGATCTCGCTACCGTCGTCGTAGCTGACCGACCGGCATTCGATCGCAGTCGGTGAACCGGTGAAGGTGACTGAAACAGGTACTTGCGATACCGCACCGGAACCGCTGCGCGCCTTTAGATCGGCTGCATTGGTGATCGGGAACACTTGTCGTTCGCTCGATATGCCGAGGGCGCGGAAAGCTGCCGTACCCGTCGAAACTGCGGTTACTTCTGTCGGCCCCGGCGTCGGGGTGGGGGTGCCGGCCGAAATCCCGGTAATGACAACCGGGTAATCCACCCGCAGATCGCCAAGCGTCTCGCTGACCTTAGCCGTCTGCGATGCCCCGACAGCGATAGCCGAAGCGGCCGAGATAACCCCGGTCGTCGCGTTCAGCGTCAGGTTGCTGTTCGTCCCGGAGATGAGCGCCAGCGTGCTCGACGACCCCAGCAGGCGCGACACGGTGTAGACGGCACCAGCAGCAGAAGCGGTGCCCGACTGCGCAATAGGCGCGCCCCCTGCCCCGCTATAGCTGGTCGTTCCGTCCGGCGCGATCGACAGCACCGGGGCGCCGGCTGCCTGAATATCGAAGCGCCACTCTTTGCGCCCTTCGCCGGGCCGCACCTCGAAGAACACCAGCGTCGATACCGGATACGGCAGCCGATCCGAGGAGAAGCGCCCGTTGACGTAGGAGAAGCCCGGCGAGCCATCGCCCGACATCTCGATCGTCGACCCGGTTTGCAGCCCGTTGAGGACCGCGGCGAACGGGCGGCCCTGAACGCCCGTGGTGGTTGTCAGGGAGAGCGCGCTGAATGCCATGCGCTACGGGATGCGATGGCATAGGGGGTGGTATTACCGCCGTTAGGTGACCTTGTAGACCGCGATCGGGACCGCGATCGTCGAGCCGATGCCGAGCGCCGGGTTGAGCAGTCCGACGTTCAGCGTGTTCGCTCCGCTGACATAGACGTCCTGTAGCGAGGATGCCCCCGGAGCGCCGGTCAGAATGGCTATGATGCGGTCACCGACAACAAGGCCGGACATCGCCACGGTGTAGCGCTTCACGCCCAGCGCGAGAGCCAGCACCGTCGTCTCGCCTACGGTGGCCGTGCCGATCAACGACAGGCGCCCCGCAGGCATCGGGTGCGCGTGGTCTTCACGCGCGGCGTTGGTCGAAGTGCCGGCAGATGCCGTGCCCAAAGCCAGAGCAGGGGTGGTGCCGAGCGGTGTGGCGGCCGGGATGGTCGGACGATCGGTGATATCTGCCCATAGGTGCGTATGCGCAGACGGAGCGAAGGTTGCCGGCTTGTCCGTAATGTCCGCCCACAGGTGGGTATGCGATGAGGGCGCGAAGGTCGTCGGGATGCCCGTCAGCGACGAATAGGCGTGCGTGTGGCTGGCCGGCGGGAAGACGGCAGGCTTATCGGTGATGTCGCCCCAAGCATGGCTATGCACGCTCGGAGGGTAGCTGTCCGGCTTGCCCGTCACGTCCGCCCATGGGTGCGTATGCGGGACCGGCACGAATGTCGATGGCTTGCCCGGCAGCGTGCCCCAGGTGACGCGGACACCCAGCCCCATAGACCGCAGCGTCATAGCCCGATCCCATACCACAGACGCAACGGCAGCAGATCCGCATCAGCCGGCACATCAGGCGCGACAGGCACTGCCAGCGGCGCGGCCGACATGAAGAACGGATACTGCGTCGAGAACACGCCCCAGAATCCGGGCGGGAACTCCCAATCCACGCCACCGTCATAGACCAGCAGCGGCGTGGTCGGTATCGCCTGCCCGCTCGGCCGAGACGTGCCGCGCAACCCAATGACGCAGACGTTCGGGTTGTAGATCGCGAAGGTGTTATAGCTCGACTTGATGAAGCCGCTCGGCACCTTGAACGCGTTCGCGGTCGTGGGCGTCCGATAGGGCTGGACCAACAGCGCGCGGGTCATCCGCTTGAATGCGAAGCTCACGACGAATACCCCAGATTGAGGCCGATGATATCGCCCGCCATTAGGCCCGACGCGTCATCCGGGATCAGCATAAAGGCAAGGCCAGTATCGAACCGCAGCCCTGACGGCCATTCGCGTCCACCCGAGGCCAAGCCGACCAGATAGACCGTCCATTTCGGATCATCTGTTGCCTTCGGCGTGGTCGCCTTGTCGTACAGCATCAGCCGTACCCCACCGCCGCGCGCATTGTAGGCGTCCGCGCTCAGCAGAACGACCGGCGACGTGCTGACGACGGTGGCGTTCAGGCCGTCGTCTGCGCTGTCGAGACCGAACGTCTGGGTGATGGCAGGCGTGCCGGATGGGGCGGTGCTGTTGCCGGTGCCAGAGACGCCCGGAGCGTCGAACAGATTGCCGGCGCTGTCTCGGTAGATTGCGGCGTTATCGATCGACACGGTACGCTCCTAACAAAATGGGCCGCCGCCCAGACGGGAAGCGGCCCAGGTTCGGGAGGATCGGGGCGGTTATTCGGCGAGGATGGCGTCGCGACGTGCTTCGAGAGCCGCCAGCGCGCTATCACGCGACTTGCCAGCGGTCTCGGCGTCAATCAGCTTCTGCACCTGGTCTGCGTCGGTGACGGTCTTGAGGTATTCGGTCAGCTTGGTGACGCTCTGGTCCAGCGGACCGGGTTCTGCCGGCGTATCGTCATGGCTGAACCTGAAGACGCCAAAATGCTTGGCGCTTTCGTACTCGGCCTTCGTGATATCCACGTCCTGAACGGACTGGCCCGCCTCGACGCGAACCGGGGGGATCGCGTTGAGCATGTGCGGGCCATCGCTGGTGTTCGTGGCGTCGGTGCGGATCAGATCGGACATGGCTCAGAACCCGTAGAGGTAGCGGAAGGCACCGGGGCGGATGACCTCGACGCCGCCGGTGCGGAATGCGCCCGGGACTTGGAAGCTCATGGGGCCGTCCTGCCAAACCGGCATGAAGCGGTGCGGCATCGGCAGATGCAGCTTCACCACGTCTTGGCGGTTGGCGTAGATCACCATCAGCTTCGTGTTGCCCGGTCCCAGCGTTTCGAGACCCAGCTCGCCGCGAATGGTCAGCTGCTGGCCGGTCATCTGCGTGTAGATGTTGGTGCGCAGAATGAACGACAGGATCGTTTCGCTGTTGGTCGACGTCAGCGGCGTCGATGCCAGCTGCGCGATCGTGGTGTACGGCAGGATGATCGTATCCGCCATCTCGACCGTGCGCGACCCGGTGAACACGCCAGTCAGACCGCCGTTGATGTCGGCGACGATCTGCGCGGCGGTCTTGGTCTGCGTGCCGTTGCCATCGAACCAGAGCGTATTCGGGGTGCCGGTGCCATTGGCAGCGACCGAACCGGACGTCACGTTGGTCGAGGTCGCCAGCCCTTGCAGGCCCTTGTCGGCGTCGCCCTGAAGGGTAACGCGCCACATGAACTCGGTGTACGCACGACGAGCGGCCAGTGCCTTGTCGGCGGTGAGGTTCTGACCGATCAGCTGCGCAGTGCCGATCTCTTCGCTGTCGTAGCCGTAGCCGACAGCAGCCATGTGGATCTTTACCTCGTTCTTGTCGCGGGTCACATCGGCGCGCGGCACGTCCTTGGCGGCAGCGGTGTACCATTCGGCACGACCAACCGACGACGACAGGAAGGTGACGACGCCGGGGGTGAATTCCGGTGCCGAGGTATCGACATAGACCAGTCGGCCGAAGTCGAGGTCGGGGAACGCGGTCGCATATGCCGTCGCGTTGACGGTATAGGACTGATTGACAACAAAATTGAGCGCCGCAGTCTGGGCGTCAGTGGTAAGAGCGTACATGAAACCCCCTCCTTACGACGGGATGCGGCGCAGCCGCACCTTGAACAGCGAGCCGGAACCGGTGGCGGCAGTGTCGGCTTCAGCGCCAGGCACGGCGATTACCGTGCCGCTCGTCGCAGCGGTGGTGTAGCGGCCCGACGTGGTGTTGAAATTGACGGCTGCGCCCACCGTAATCGCGGCATCCGCCAGCGCCCACACGACGCCGGCATCCAGCACCGCGACGTTATCGCCAGCGCCGTAACCATCGCTCGTGCCGCCGCCCATGTGCGAAAAATGCCGAGCACGGGCGATGCCGATGAACTCGCCACCCGACGCCAGGGGAGCGCAGCCACGATCGCCGTTGCGCTGGACTGGTGCGCCGAAGACAATGGTCGCCGAAGCGGTACGGGTGAGGCCGTTCCACTCCTCCATGTTCGCCAGCAGGCCGGGATAGCCCGGCGCCTGATACTGATCGTAGGTCGTCTGATATGCCATGGCTCAGTTCCCCTTGCCTGCGCCGGCGGTGCGCCATGCGTTGTGGTCGTTCGCCGCCACCCAGGCGTCGTTCATCTGCTTGGCTGCGTCGCCGATGATCTGCGGCGCGCCGATCGGCTGCACGGCGGTGTCGGTGACCTTGGCGTCCTTGGTCAGGGCGGTGAATGCACCCTCGATCGCAGCGTCCGACATGCCGGTAGCGGCATCACCCAGCTTGGCGCTGACAGCTTCCTTGCGGATCTCTGCATCGGTCTTGCCATCGGTCGTCATGGTCGGTGCCAGCGACTTCGCCTTGCCAATCACCTGCGCGCGAGCATCAGCAAGCTGCTGAAGCTTGGCCGGCGTGACCTCGCCGTCCTTGACCTGCTGCTTGAGCGCCGCGATCTCGCCATCCTTGGTCTCGACCGAGGTCTTCAGCGTCGCGTTTTCGCCGGTCAGTGCGCCGACTTTCGTCTCGGCGTCCGCCAGCTTCTGGTTCAGAGTGCCGACCGCGACCGCGACGGCTGCACCGTCCGTCACTTCGACTTCGGCGTCGCCGATCTTGATCTTCATGGAAGGCTCCTTGTCCCCAATGCGGAGGGTGGGTCCGCCACGCGCCTTGTCGACGATGGCCAGATGATTGATGCGGATGCCGCGCTGCACAGCGTCGTAGGGCGTGCCATCGGCCAGCTTGCCGGGCGTCCAGTCGAGCGAACAGTCGTAACCCATCGAGATTTCACGCTTGCCGGCCAGCACGGCTTCGATGGCCGCCGCATCGCGCAATAGGAACGGGACGCGGATCGCCTCCCCGTCCTTCACGATGTCGTCGGAAGCCGTCTCGCCGACAGCGTGGTCTTTCCAGTTGGCTGGCGTGACCTGTTGAGCGGGGTGCTCGATCGTGACCGGCGCGCCTGCGAACGACCGCATGCTGTCGCGGTTGAACACTTCCTCGGGCGGGCGGTACACGACGACCCGTGCCATCTCAGGCTTGCCGACTTCGTAGCCAGCGTAATCCTGAAGGCCGGTGCGCGCGCACAACACGGACGCGACCATGTTCCCCGTGCCGTCGCGCCGGGGAGCATCAAGCGTCAGAGCGTCTTGGAACATCGCCATTTCGCATGGCTATGCGGGCGCGCGTAGGGCGATTACCGCCGTTAGCGCGGAATTATCGGCTTATTCCGCCAGTGCCCCGTCGATCATGGCACGCCAGCAATCACCCGGCTCGTCGTCTATCACCTTGCCGTCGTGCACAATCCGATCGTTGTATTCCCAATCATAACCAGTGATTGGGAGATTATCCCGCAGCGCTTTCCGGACTGCCTCGCTCGGCTCGCGGATCGCTTCGAGGACGGCGCGGGTCACGGCAGGCATATCGACGGTGCCGTCGATCACACTTTCCTCTTGATCGACATGCGGGGTGCTGGCGCGGTTCTCATTGGCCTGGCGTTCCAATTCGGACCATGCGGCTGCGACGGCGCGTTCGAGGGGCGTCATGCTTTTACCGCCAAATGCGGCGGCGGCGCTGGAAACGGGTCGCCGCTAGGCAGAACGTGCGGCGGTGCTTCGTACCCAACCGCATATTCGCGGCCATCAGGTGCGGTACCGATAAAGGCGATCGCGTCACCACGACGTTCTTCGCGAACCGGCGGATTGTGCCATCCATTCTCAAAGGCGAACGTGTGCATTGAGTGGATAGCAGCGCGGCGTCGCAGTATGATATCGGCATCTTCAGCCATGTGCGGTCCTTTCGCATGCGGTCAGGGTCGGGTGCTGTTGACGCAGCATTCCGGCCCGCTTTTATATCAGAATCTGACCGAGCAGCCTAATCGAAAACCAGCACTCCTGAAGATTTGCAGCCGCAAAAAGGGCGGCGGCTCGGGTAATCGTCGCGCGGCGGTGGCTCCATAACAGTCTTGCCGTCGATAACGCTGCCAACAAGCGAGCTATCCTCGCTGTAATAGTTACCGTCACGGGCCTGATGGTCCAATCGGGGGTGACGCTTACGGCTATGCCGCCACTGCCATACGGATAGACCCGCTTCCCGGCGGCGCTCCTCTGCCAGTTCAGCAGACAGCTTCGACAGTTGATCGCTGGCGATATTGATCGACCGCTTACGGGTCATGTCAACCGCGTCGCGTAATTCGGCGGCGACTTCGCGTGCCGTGCGTCTTTCGGTCAGACCCTTGAAGATCGCATTGCTGAACCGCTTCTTGGCCTCCGCATTCACATCACGGATCAGGTCGACATTCCACCCGATGTACGTTTCCAGCGTGTCTCGCACGTCTTCCGGTCCCAGAAGCGTCCCGATATCAACCGACGTGGCCGAGAGCACAGCCCCCCGGAACCGACCTCTGGTCCACGATTCTGTCCTCAGGCTCCAGCGCCGCAGCCCCGCAGTCAGCTCAAGGAATATACGGCTGAACGCGCCCTCGCCCGCCTCGATCTCGCGCTGCACGTCGGCCGGGCTGTCGGTCGTCATGGTGGAGAGGGTCTGTTCGTAGGCCGCGACGATCGCCGGGATGCGGTCGCGCCATAGCGTGACGATGGGGCGGTACGACGAAAGGTAGAGGTCGGTGGCGAGCGTTGCCGGCGGGACGATATCCCTGAACACCACGCTCTTGCGGCGCAGGCCCGGCTTTGCGCGGCGGGCCATGGCGCGGAGGTCGTAGCGCATCAACGGGTCAGGCGGGCGATCCGCCAGCGAGGGCGACCGGTCGGCACGACGTAGCGGACGCCATCAACGAACCGATCGTCGAACGGCACGTATTGGGCGAGAGTCAGGCCGAAGACTGACAGGACGCGATTGGCGAAGGCGGTCATTCCTCACCTGCCTTATCATTCGCAGCACGACGGCGGGTGCCCGCTTCCACCGAACTCCCGCCCTCGGCAGACGATGGATCACCTTCCTTTCCGGCTTGGAGTGCAGACGGGTCCGTACCGTCGTCTTCGGGGGTCAGCCCGAACCGTTCGTCCTCGGGTATCTCGGCAAGCGCCTGATCAAGGCCGGGGATATACTCACGCTCAGCCATCAGATTTTGCACGCCCTTGGCGAATGCCTGGTCGGGGATCGCGCTGGTCGCCTGCAAGGCTGTCACCGCTTCCATGACCGTCTTGAACGTGTCGGCTTCCTGCTTTTCAGACGGCTTCGACAGCGGCGCGAACCGCCACGTGACTGCGACGGTCTTTTTCGTCTTCGCGTCCGTGCGGGTTGGGGCAACGCCCGCCGATGCCAACAGGAAGGGGTCCAGCGCCTCCAAACACGGCCGCAATTCCAGCGACTGGCCCGCCGCGACGGTCTTGTTCCAGTTCTGGTCGTCATACTCGCCAGTCGCATTCATACCTGCTGGCGACCGACCCATCAGCCGCGTGAACGGGATATCCGCTACCGCGGCGACACGCTGGTCGAAGGCGTCCATCATAGCCGGAATACCGGCCCATGTGACCTGATAGTCAGTGATCGTCTCGGCGGGCGTGGTGCCGTTGCCGGTATCGAACACGGTAGCGTTCAACACGCTCTCGCCAAGCGCGATCGCACCCATGCGGCGGTCTAGCCGAGCCTGCCCACCTTCGGTTGCGGTGAAGTCGGTAAGGCCGGGAATGCCGATACGCAGCAGCTTCGCCTTCTTCACCAGTTCGGCGAACCAGCCCTGTGCATGATCGGAACGCTCGACGTCCTTCCAGACGCGGACGAGGCGTGACTGACCCCAGAACTGCTGATCGCCCGACACGCCGTAGCCAGCGGGTATAGCTTCGCCCCGGAAGCAGATCACCCGGCTCGGGTGAACCTCAGCACCGCCATTGTCGTTAGCGATCTTCCACATGCGCGGCGTGCCATAGGCCGGGTCGGTCAGTTCGGTAACGTAATCGGCGCCGGTAAGCTGCCAGCGTGACACGACGTTGACTGCCTGAAGCTGCCCCTTCGAGAGCGAGCCGATCGGCGTGTTCGGCGCACCGGGTGCGGCAAGGATCAGCGCACCGCCACCGATCCCGCGCAGGACTTCCGCCTGCCGCACCTTCGCGATCAGCCCTAGACGGCGTTCTTCGGCCTCGATCGCCTCGATCTGGTCCTTTTCCGCCTGCCAATCGCGCCATTCCCGCACCCGGTCCGATGCCGGGATATCAATCACCTTCTGCAACAGCCCGCTGGCAAGATACGCTGCGAACGCTAGTTGCGGCGCGAACAGGTACGACATCGCGCTGTTCTGCTGCCGGAGATAGTGCGCCGGGGATGCAGACTGGATCGCGCTGGTCACGCTGTCCTGCATCGGAATGCCGCGAGCGTCGAGGATTGCGGTTCCAGCCATGGTTTAGGGCTATGGCGCGGGATGGTGCGCAGCTACCGCCGTCAGATAGTTAGCCACGATGGGTATACCTGATTTGGCCATGTCGCTGGCGACGCAAAACCGCAACTCTGTGGTCTTCAAATTAGCCACCTACGCCACCCCGACCCTAATTAGCTACCCGGTCAAAACGCGTCGATGTTGTATGGCGTCGCGCCCAGCGCCAGCTCATTGACGGCATCCGCGAACGCGTCGACCTGATCGTCATGCGTGCCGGCGGGAAACACGCATAGCTCGTCAAGGAACGCTGTGTTCCATAGCCCGCGCACCAACTTCACGTTGCCCGCTTCTGCCTGCGCCGATGCAGGCCGGGCGCGCACAGACTTTTCACCAGTTGGCGACACCGCCTTTGCGTCATAGCCCTTCAGAAGCTTGATCTTCGTGGCAGCATCCGCCTTCCCCGCTGCGCCTGGGTCTTGTGGCATACGCACGGTTACCGCCAAACCGTCCTGCGATGCGGTCGTGGTCAGCGTCTGCTCGACGGCTGACGGCTTCCACTGGCCGCGCACGACGTCCTCAACGTAGAACACGTCGCCTATCAGGGACACGCGCATCCCAACCGTCCAATCAGGCCGGCGACCCGCCTTCACCTCGGTAGCTGCGAAGTCCCAAGCGCGAACAGTGCGCTTGGCGCCGGACGGGACAGCATCCACGATTTCGAAGTCCGACCGCTGGAACAAGCCGCCCGATCGAGGCGCAGGCCGCTGCTGCAATTGCCCCGCCGTGGCATAGGAGCCTAGCACCGTCTCCAACTCAACGACCTGCCTCTCGGGGAAGCGCTCCGGGAACATCAATTCGCCGTCGTAAGCGCGCGGATCCACCCAGCCAATTGACGTGGCGCAGCGGCGATCGGCTTCGAACCGCATCGGTATCATCAGATGTTCGTAGCCAAGCTGCACGGCTACCGCAGACACGTCCTGCTCGTGCAGCCGCTGCATGACGATGACGATTGCAGACTGGTCGTTGTTGACCCGCGACGGCAGCGCCTCGCGGAATGTCGTAATGTCCGCCGCCAGTTTGACTGGGCTGTTGGCGTCGTCCACACTGTGCGGATCGTCGAGGATGACCCGGTCGCCACGGCTGCCGGTCATGCTGGTGAACGCCATGGCCTCACGGAAGCCGGTGCGACTGTTCTCGAACTTCGTCTTTGCATCCTGATCGCTGGTCAGCGCCACGGGCCATAGGCGTTGGAACCACGGGCTACGGATCAGGCGACGGCACTTGAGGTTGTCGCGAACCGCCAAGTCCTGCTTGTGCGCTGTAGCCAAGAAACGGTGATGCGGCAGCCCTTTCGGTCCCCACTCCCATGCCGGCCATATCACACCCGTCAGCAGCGACTTCATGCTGCCGGGCGGCACGTTCATCAGCAGCCGAGTAATCTCACCCGACGTCACTGCCTCCAGATGCTCGCATATCGCATCGAGCGCCCAACCCCATTTCAGCTCGGTTGACGGTTCCAAGATCGGCCATGCCCGCTTCGCGAACGCCGCCAAAGACCTGCGGCACAATTCGCGCTGGGCATCATCAGCAAGTGCCAGCAACTCCGCTGTCGAGAGCGTCAAGTGCGCGAATGGTTTCGAGGGCTTCAAGCTGCTCATCGGTCATTCCAGACAGGTCGCGAGGTGTACGATCATCGGTTAGCGCGATCGTTTGTGGCGCTTGGCCCCATCCACGGTTCAATATCTTGTCTGATGCTGCCACACGGGCCGCTGCGGGCGCTGCCTTGTCCCGCATAACTTCCACTAACGCCGCGACTGCTTCCTCGGTATAGTCACGAGCTAGGTCCGTCAGGGTGCGGCCGTCTTTGGTACGGTGCAGCGGGCGACCTTTCGGGTTGCCGCTTTTCCCCGGCTCAAACGGCATGTCGACCAATATTGCTAACAATACCGCCGTCACCCCGCACGAAAGCCCGACGCTTGCGCACCAACGCCAGCTTGCCCAGCGCCGCGATGGCCCGCGTGGTGTACCGCTTGCCAAAAGTCTGCTCAGCGACACGATGGCCGTAGGTCACGAACACGCTCTCGAACTCCGGATCAATCCCTCGCGGGATCTTGGTCGATAGCGACTTACGCATTGGCGTCCTCCACGATTACCGACAGCTTGGCGGTGGTAGCCAGATCCATGAAATACCGGCGGGCCTCCTTTGGCGCCCGGTTCCACGCACGGATGATCTCGACCGCCGATCGATACTCAGGGTCGTCGTCCGGCAGGAGCGTGCCCTGCTCGTAGCGGTGCTCGACGACGTGCTGGTGCGCGACCCGTTCGTTCCAGCGCTCGTTGCTGGCCTGGGCGATCATCGACAGCCGTTCGACCGGCGGCAGGGCGGCGATCTCGCGGTGGACCTCGAACGACACGTTGGACGCCCGCATGTGCCGGGGGAACGCCTCGGCAACCTTGGCCATGGCCGTCAGTCGTTTCGCATCGGCCGCCACCTGCTCGGCGAATAGTTTGAACTGCGGCTCGTCGCGGTGGTGCTTCTGCCCCTCGCTCCACCAGTCAGCCAAGGCCCAGTCCGCCTTGCGACGCTGGTCGATCAGCCGCTTGCCGGTCTCGACCCAATCGCCGAAGTCCGCTTCTTCGCGCACCATCACCTGCACGTTCATCCCCTACCCCTTTCGCAAAAATCGTGTGGAGGTCATCACCACCCCCTCGCCATGTCGATGTAACCGCGGGCGGTCATTGCTTGACCGGCTGCCAGCTTGCGATCGGCATTCCGATGCATTGCGACCCAAGGCGCCAGTCGTACTTCGACGGATCGCGGTTGCGGCAGACCCACCCGTTCTCCAAGCGCAGGTCCACCCGCTCGTGCGGCGGTGGCGTGCCGGTGTTGCGGGGCATAGGTCACAGCGTCACCTTGTGGCCGCGATGCACTGCTCGCGTGCCATCAGCCATGCGGATAACGGACCATTCGCCGACCCATTGCGGAAGCCCGTTCAGCCAAGCGCAGTATGCGTCGATGTCGGTGGGCACAGCCCGGTCGTTGACCGTGATGATCGCCGGTCGTCCCGAAAACGACTGCCGGCGCTGCATCAGCGGATTAGTGCGTGCGAGACTGTCGGTCATAAACGCCCTCGATCAATTTGGTGAAGCTGCTGGGTTGCAGAAGAAAATCGAAATCAGCTCGCCATCCGCGGTCGTTCTCGCCAAGGAGGAATGGGCTGCGCTCGATCGCGTCGATGGCCTCCGTCCAGTGCTCGACCGGGTGGCTGCGGATGCGGTTGTTAAGCTTGCGTCGCCGCTCGGGTGTCAGCGCTCGGACCTTAGCCAGCCCCTTGCGGTCAGCCATGTCGTTCCAAGCCTCAACGACATGCTCGGGACGAAGGGAGGGCGCGTCAGCGTCCGAAGCCGGTTCCGGCTTATCTTGGCTGTTAAATGGTAGTTCTATGGCTGTTTGGGTGTCACTGTGACGGGGGTGGGGTGTCACTGTGACGGGGGTGGGTGTCACTGTGACGGGGGTGTCACTCTGACACCCGTCATTCTGACGGGGCGTCGCTGTGACGGGGGTCTCCTCTACAGGGGTGTCACTGTGACGGGGGTGGACGATATAGACCCTGCCACGACCGGGCTTATCGACCCAATTGATATGACCCAGCGTCTTCAGCCCCTGCACGGCGCGTTGAACCGTGCGTTCCGACAGCTTCGTCTTGCCCGTCAGGCCCGCAGGGCCGTTGATCGCCGGCCAGCATTGCGCGTCGTCGTTCGCCATTATGGCGAGCACGTTCAGCACGCTTTGCTGCGGCGCATCGGTGTCCGTCACCGACATGGCAGCGCGGAGAAGATCGAACCCGCTGATCGTCACAGAATTTCCACCACCACACAGGGGTTGCCCTTCACCGGCTCAGCGAACCGATACGAAGGCAGGAAGCGGCTGTCGTTGACGCGAAGGGCGTCCGCGATGCCGTCGAAATAGGGCTTCATCCGGTTCGGAAAGTTGACCCGATCGCCGCGCTTGTCGGGCGGGATGAAGGTCACTCGGATCTCGATATCGCCCGACATGGGGATCGCCATGTCGCCCATCGAAAGGGTAGCCGCCTTGGCCCACGCGCGATGCTTCGCGGTGACAGACGCCTTGCCGCGCCAATGCCCTTTGGCATGGCCCGATAGGGTCGACGGAGGCCAAGGCAGTTCAAAGCGCATCAGCTATCCAGAGCCTTCTTCCACAGCACGTTGCCGCTCGTATCCTCGATACGCATCGTGCCGGGGTTCAGTGCGGCATGGTCAGCTGCCTCATCGGCAGGCGACTTGCTGCCCATGAACTTGACAGGGTAGAACATGCCCTCGCGAAAGAAGATCGCGGTTATGCCGGCAGGCGCGGTCACAGGCCGAGCGCCTGGCAATAGGTTTCGAGCATCATGGCCGCTTCGTCGCGGTGATGCTTCTCCATGCGGCGCAGGCTGATGATCTTGCGGATCGTCTTCACGTCGAATCCGGTCGACTTGGCTTCTGCATAGACGTCCTTGATATCGTCGGAGATACCGCGCTTTTCAGATTCGAGCCGTTCAATCCGTTCAATCAGCAGACGAAGCTGTTCTGCGGAAATGTTGTCAGTCATGCTACATGCCTCCAAGTTCGATCGTGTCGGATCAGGTGGACAGTTGAAATAGAAACGCCAAAGCGGTTGGCAATTTCAGGATTGCGGAAGCCGCGCGCGATCATGCCTTTGATTACACGAACGCCGTCTTCCGTAAGTTTTGCGCCGAACACCGCTTCGCCGCGACGATCAGTCTTGTGGCGAATACGGTCAGCTTGATTTTCCGAGCGCGTGGCCCAACGCAGGTTTGTCAGGCAGGGGTTGGCGCGGTTGCCGTCATTGTGCGCCGCCTGTGCGCCATCGAAGGGGGCAGGACCGCAAAAGGCTTCGAGCACAATGCGGTGGACCATGAAGTTACGCGTCCGGCCATCTTTGGGCAGAGAGACGGCAAGGTAACCAGCTCCGCGATCGTTCGGCACCAGCGGACGCGTCGCGCCTACTCGGCGAATGTGCCCCAGGTTGCTGGCTTCATACACGCCCTCGTAACCTATGACGGGCAGCCAGACTTCTTGCGCCGTCATGCTTGCTCTCCGGTCATGCGCAGGCGAGCCGCGCGGCACTCTGCGGCGCGACGGTCTGCATAGGATTGACGTTGCCGCTGGCTGCGGATGCGGCGCGCGGCTTGGCGCTCGTCATCGGCAGGCGGGATGATGGCGGCGGGGCGGATCATCCACCCGAACAGGGCGCTCAGCATGGCCGCACCACCGGGTCACCGAACGGGTTGGCGTGGTAGCCGCGCCGATACCGATCGCGGCCGATCTCCAGCGCCTTCGCGACCCAATCGCGGGCCTGTTGCTCCGCCAGTCGAATGCCAATGAAGTGATTGGTCGACATCACGAAGTACCGGTTCTTCAGCACCGCGGACGGAGCGACCTGTGCACCCGGCGCCGGCGACCAGCCTGCATCGACGAACGGCGCGGCGCGGTTGATTGCGACCAAGGTCTGATCCGCGTCTTCGCTCGGATCTTCGAAATTTTCAGGCTCGCACTGGTGGCAGCCCCAGCGACAAACGCAGGCCGTCATGGCTTCATAGACCGGTAACCACGCGACCACGCCCGCGAATGCGACGTGTTGAGCGGGTGCGGATTGTCGGACGGGCTGGCCTTGCGCAGCGCCGCCATCTGGCCGTCGAGCACGGCCTGCTTTTCGCGATCGTTCATGCCGCGATCCTCATCCAAGCGTCGGAATCGAAGCCGCGCCGCTTGGCCCGTTCGATCACCTCATCAGCGGTCAGGATGGCTGTCCCGAACCGCCAATATCTGCCGTTGAAATTCTGCTGCCCGTCTTCGTCGCAGCGGTGGTTTGGCCAGCGAGGACGCAAGAAGTCGGCTGCACGACCGGCAAGCGACATATCGGCCATCCGCACAGGGACCGCATTCTGCCTGCGGTAGCTGAACCCACGCAGGACATTGCAGCGAACCCCTGCTTCCCGCATCCAGCGGTCGATGGTGCTTTGCGAGACACCAGCGCGCTGACAGGCTTCGGCGCGAGTCATCGTTGAGGCTTCGCGGCGAAACCAGTCGGGCGCCGGGTGTTGCGGACGATGCGGCGACGATTTGGTCTTGGCGCCGATCGGACGCTTGAAACCTATCGCCTTGCACATGCGCTGGACGGTCGAAATTGACAGCGCAAAGTGGACCGCGGCGTCGTCCTGCGAGTGATCGGCCATGTACGCTTCGAAACCCTCCGGGATCGGACAGCGGCGCGATGCGTCTCGGCAAGGTCGGCACCGCATGGCAGCCCAGCGCAATGGCTTCGCACAATCGCAGCACGTGTGCGGCGTTGCGCAGGGTGTGGGCTTCGCCATCACGCCACCGCCTTCAGCGCAGCATACTTGCCGCCCAGCTTGGCCCGTTCGCAGTCGGCGATTTCACGACCACCCGGCGACGCAGGGTGATGCGCGGCACCCTTGGCTGCGAGATAATCACGCGCCATGGTTTCGATCGCATCGTGATCTAGATCATCGGGCACGCGGACGATCGACCGCCCTTCCGGCAGCAGGACCGACAGCAGTTCGTCGGGGATGACGCCGACCAGCTCGTACAGCGCGTCGATCGGCATGATGGCCGTCGCGCCGTTGTTGCCGGCGTAGGTGCGCAGCGTCGAATAGGGGATGCCGCTGTCGAGACTGATCGCCTTGAGCGACAGACCGTTCGCCTTGGCCACCCGGAAGACCAGCTCCTGGTTCTTTCGGATGATGCCACCGATGTCGCAATTACGCGCCATGATGTTGCACCCCCGGAACGGTACCCCGGTCGCCATGGATATTACGCGAATTGCGGGAAACGGGGGTGCCGAGGTGGAAGCCGGCGTCGTCTTGGTAGCCCTCGGGCGCGGTGTCGCACATGATCTGGAAGCCGAGCAGTTCCGCGCAGGCGACAAGCGCGACGATAAGGAACGGGTCCATCTACTGTACCTCGCTGTTTGGGGTGATGACGGGCGGGCGCATTCAGAGGAGTGCCCACGAAAGCTCGGGCTCGCCGGAAAGCTGGCGGTCGCGCTCGCTGATGAGGAAGTCGCCCCATTGGCTCGCCATGGCTGCGGCGATGCCGGCATAGGTCCGGCTGCGCTCTTTCCAGCGGTTCGGCCCGGGCGGCATCTTGTGGATGCGGTCGGATCGGCCCGGGACGATATCGGTCGGGATCAGCTTGGGCAGGTTGTCGAGCCAAAGGCAGGTCGCCTTCGTCTCGCCGTGTCCGAACTGCCAAGGCTGAATGATCTGGTCAGGCTTGCGGATGTGCGAGCTGATGACGCTGACTGGATTTTCGAGCGCGATGTGCGGAATAGGCGCGTCCAGAAGCCGCTTCACGAAATCGAGCGAACGTTGCTGCCGGCCGTCTGCACGCTTGGCTGGAAAGTGACGCGCGCCGCTGACAGCCAGATCGGTGCAGGGCGGATGCGCGATCATCAGATCCCAGCTGCCGAAGTGATCCGACAGGGTGGCGACGTCGATGCAGTCTTTCTGCCAATGATAGGAGGGATCCCCCTCGGTCGGCAGCAGGTCACAGGACCAAGCGTCGAAGCCGCGAGCACGGAAAGCATCGCGGACGGTTGCACTGTACTCGCAAGCGACGAGCACGCGGATACCATTGCCACTCACCGCGCATCCCCGCGGTCGCGTCGGGGGGAAGTGGCGGGGGTGATCCACGACTGCATCGGGACAGCGCCGCCGGTCTTGCTTTCAATCGCCGCGGCCACATCCAGCGTCGGGCGCATCAGGCCACGGCGGATACGATTGACGATGGAGCGATCTTTGCCGATCAACGTGGCAAACGCCGCGTCGTCGATCTCTTCCGACTTCATATAGCGGGCAAGGGGCGTGCTGCTCATGGATGCACTATGTGCACGCGATGCACATTCGTCAAGCGCCATATGTGCATACTATGCGCGCGACAACGCTGTGCGCGAAATGCACAACGGCTACGTGGATACGGAATGGTTCAAAGCTCGGAAGCGCGACTTGAAGGTCAATGACGTCAAGTTGGCTGAGGCGTTAGGTGTTGAGCGTTCGGTCGCGAATAAGGTTGTGAACGGCAAAGTGCCGTTTAACGCTCGCAGGACCGACGCCGTCGCTGCCCTCCTTCAGGTATCTCGCGATGAGCTGCTGTTCCGTGTCGGCATAGCGAACGAGCCGCCCGCTAATGTCGTGCCGATGCCGAAGCGCACCGAGCGATCAGATCACGCCCCTACCCGCTCGATCGACGGCGGCGAGACGGCGCCGGTGCTGCGGCTCGACCTGTCCTATTCCATGGGGCCGGGCCGCGATCTCGACGACAGCTATATCGAAGCCGAGGCGTTCGAATTCGACCTAGGGTTCCTGCGCAGCCTGACGATCACGCCGGCCGAGCGGATCCGCATCGTGGACGGTATTGGCGATTCCATGCAGCCGACGATCCACGATCGCGACCTGCTGTTCATCGATACCAACCAGGCGACCCTCAACGCGCAAGATCGGGTCTGGGCCATATGGCTGTTCGGGCTGGGCGCGGTGAAGCGGTTGCGAGCGCTTGATGCCGAAAAGGTGCTCGTGATGAGCGACAACCCCGACGTCGAGAACCAAGTCGTGAACCGATCGGACATTATCATTAGCGGACGCGTCGTCGGCTCAATCAAGCGGCATTGAGGAGCGATTGGTGGCCCGACTGCACGTGTTCGCCGACGAGGCTGGCAACTTTGATTTCCGCCGTCATCCGAACGTCAGCAACTTTTATATCATATGCACCGTGACAATGACGGATTGCGCGAAGCCGGCAGCTTTGCTGACCGATCTAAAGCGGCAGTTGGCGTGGGAAAAGGCGCCGGTTCGTGACTCGTTCCATTGCACGGATGATGCGCAAGCGACGCGCGACCGCGTGTTTGAGACGATCCTTGGCTGCGAATTTGGTGTTCAGGCGACGGTGATGGAGAAAGCGAAAGCCAATCCATCAATTCGTAAAACAGACGCTGCCTTCTACGGTCATGGATGGCTCTACCATCTGCGACACGGGCTGCGTGACGAGATCTTTTTTGCCGACGAACTCCACATTACAGCGGCCTCCGTGCGTACCAAAAAAGAGCAGGTGGCCTTCGCAGACGCTGTGCGGGATGTGGTTCGGGAAACGGTCGATGGACCTGCCGTCAGGACTAGCTTCTGGCAATGCGCCACCGATCCCTGTTTGCAGCTCGCGGATTATTGCACTTGGGCCATACAGCGCAAATGGGAAAAGGGCGACGCTCGAAGCTATGATCTGATACGTGACCGGGTCACGTATCATTATGACCTATTCGCCCGCGGCAAAACGCTGTATTTCTAACTGATTTTAGGGGTGTTGCGGCCGCACTCCCGACTATCCAAGCGGAAGAACCCAGGGGTTCTTATCGTCCGGCGCCAACCGCCCGATTCATATATACGCACGAGCGTACACCCGCAAGAGCCAGCCTCGGTTTAACGACCGGGGCTTTTTTGTGCCCCGAAATAATTGTGCAGCACATGCACATTTACGCTTGACCAATCTGTGCACGTGATGCACATTCCTCCCATCAGCCACGCACCGACGCGCGGCGCCGCTTCGGCGGGATGGGAGATAGGCAGATGCAGCAGCAGGTCGTATCGAAAGGCAACCGCGCAGTAGTCATCACTGAGGAGCGCGGACGTTTTGCCGCTCGCCTGTATGTGAATGCGCGCGACGGCATCGCGAACGCCAGCGCCACTTTGACCGCGAACACCTTCAAGTCGGCAGCCGGTGCGAACCGTTGGGCCGCGAAGCAGGTGGCGGCATGACTGCCATGGTGCCGACAGAGCAGGTGGACCGGATCGCAGCGGCAAAGTACGGCGTGAAATCGCTGGGATGGAACCGTGATGTGACCGCCGCCATACTCAGCGGGCGCGCTGATGACGCCGAGATTGTCCAAACCCTCGCTCGCCATCGCCTTACGGTCCTTGCCGCACAGGTGCCCGCATGACCCCGGCGGATGGCGGGGCGGCGGAACGTCCGTCTTACTGGCTGGTGCCGATCAACCCTCACGGCGGCGGATGCTTGTGCTGCGGTAGCGTGCCAGCGGTCTTTGATCTGAACGACTGCATCGCTGTCGGCTTCGGCTTCGCGGCCTGCACCAAGGATGGCGCGATCGTGCTGGAAGAGCCGCGGCCGTCCTACGACGACAACGGCGAAATGCTGGACGACGATCAGCATTACCCGACCGGTGCCGACGCCGAAAAGCTGGCCGTGGCCGATCCCGATCACGACTGGCGGATCATGCTGGAAAGCCCGCTTCTGGGGCGCACGTTCCAGCGGCAGGGCGCGGGTAACTGGGTGCTGGTCGAGCAGAACGCAGGCTTCGCATGAACGCCTTCACCGCAATCACCCCCGCCCTATGCGAAGCCGCCGACGACCGCATCGAGCGCGCGGCTGCAGACCTGATCGCTCGTTACCGGCGCGGTCTGGCAGTGGCGATCAAGCACGGCGCTGACCAGTGCGTCCGCGAGGAAGCGCGGCGGTGTTTGGCGAAGGTCGAGGCACACGCCAAGCGGATCGAGCAACGGCAGATGTTCGCCGCCGATACCGCACTGGTCTGGTTGGGCCGCAACATGGCTGGTCCACGCATCGAAGCCGCAATCGCTGCTGGTGAGCGTCGACGCGCCGCCCGCCCCCTCACCGACCGCACGACGGAGGAATGAGATGAGCCATACTCCCGGACCTTGGCAGTGGTACGGCAACGCGCGCAACCGCGAAGTCTACCTTGCCACTTCGCATAGCGGACGCCGCTACGTCATGGGTTTTCGCCGCTGGGGCATGTCCGGCGCGCAGCCGATGTTCCAGCCCGCAGAACGCGGGTTGGTGCCCGCTGACACGCTACTGACGTTCGAAGTCGGCGATCGTGGCGTCCGCGGGCACGAACAGGCTAAAGCAGACGATAGCGTCTATCGCTACGACATTCGCGGGATCGACTGTGACGACGCCCGCCTGATCGCCGCTGCGCCGGAATTGCTGGAGGCTCTCGAAAAGATCGAGCGCATTTGCGGCGGTGCTTCGAACTTCACCGGCGAAAGTGTGATTGCTGGGATTGCCCGCGCCGCCATCGCCAAAGCGACCGGAGCCGCAGCATGATATCCGAAAGCACGAACCGGGCGGGGATGTGCTTCATCGATCGCACCCCGATCCTGATCCCCAACCTTCGCCGCTACTGGCGCGACCCGCAGCCGTTCGAAGCCGAACGCACGGTCCGCCAAGCCGAACTCAACGACCGCCTGACCCAGCGTGACGCGCATTGCCGCGAGCGCATCTGGGCGATGATCGAACGGGAGAAAAAGGCATGACCCCTTTTGTCGACAAGCTGAGCGCCTCCTTTCCGAAGCGGTCTTTGTGCGAATGCCCGTACTGCGGAAAGGCTTATACCGCCGCCACTCAAGGCCACCCCGCATGACCGCGCCCGTATCGCAGGTGCTGAGCGAGGCGGCTGATCTGCTGGAGAAGCCGGGGGCTTGGACGCAGAATGCGTTCGCTCGCGATTGGCTGGGTCGCATGACAGGTCCACTGTCGACAAAAGACACCGCCGTTTGCTGGTGCGTGATGGGCGCGACCTGCGTCGCTGGTCAAGATGCTGACGAAGGCCAAGCGGCAGATGACTTCCTGCGCGGCTTTCTTGGTATCCCAGATTTGGCTTCATGGAACGACACTCCCGGTCGCACCCAAGCCGAAGTCGTAGCCAAGCTGCGTGAAGCCGCCGCTCTCGCCAAGGAGCAGGGGCGATGAAGCGCACGACCGCCAACCCGCATGAGTACCGCCGCGCGGTCGAGGACGACCTGTCCAAGCTGCCGATGGCGGAAGATCGCTGGCACCTGACGCCCGCGCAGAAGCTGGACAGCCTCGCGGTCTGCGGCATCTTCGGCACCGTCATGGCGTGGCTGATCTTCACCCCGCTTGCCGCCTTCATCACCGGCCTGACCATGACGGCGATTTGCCTCACGGTCTGGGTGCAGATGCGGAGGCAGGGATGAGCCCGGCTCGCGTGATCCAGTCCGGTATCGACCGCGACACTGGCTATCCAGTCGAGCTTCGGGACCGCGGCGACTTCGTTCCGTTCGGCGCGGGACAGACCTTCTGGTTCGCCTACCCCGATCGAAACCGCAATCCATACCAAGGCGCATCTGGCGACACGAAGGCGCAGGCCGTCGCCGCGATGCTCGCCAAGCAGGAGACACGTCATGCGGCATGACCTGACGATGATGCAGATCAGCGCTGTTCGTACGATGCTGGCCGATATGGCGGCAGACGACGACGAACGTCTGCTGCTCGACACGCTGGACGGCGAAACGGATGCCTTCGAATTGGTTCGTCGGTTGCTGGACGGCATTGAGCGCGACGAAGGCGATGCGGAAGTTCTGGCCGACCAAATCGCCCAACGCGAGGCGCGGATGCGTCGGTGTAAGGAACGCAATACCGGGCGCCGTGAAGCAATCATGGCGCTGATGCAGTGCGCCGGCCTCAAGAAGCTGCCGTTGCCGGAAGCGACGCTGACCCTGCGCGACCTGAAACCGAAGCTGGCTATCGTGTCCGACGACGCTGTGCCCGAACAGTACCAGGTCGTGAAGCGGTCACCGGACAAGAAGGCGATCTACGCTGCGTTCGAAGCCGCTGACAATCTTCCCAACTGGCTGACCCGCATGGACGCGGGAACGTCGCTCACCATTCGGAGGGCGTGATGACACCCGAACAGACTGCGATGCTGAACGCGCCGCTGGACCCGAAGCACGTCAAGAAGCCTTCCGGTTCCTTTGGGCCGAAGGGCGATTACCTTGAGGGCTGGCACGTCATCAACGAGCTTAACCGCGTGTTCGGGTTTGATGGCTGGTCGTACAGTATCGACCTAAGCCGGGACGCCCTGACCGAGGGCAAGGACAGCAAGGGCAACGTTCAGTGGCAGGCGGCATATACCTGCGTCTGCACGCTCACCGTTGGTGCCGTGACGCGTCAGGACGTAGGCTTCGGCAGCGGGTTCGCGAAGATGATCGGCGATGCCGTAGAGGGTGCGACCAAGGAAGCCGCCACAGATGCTCTCAAGCGAGCCGCTCGGACGTTCGGCAACATCTTCGGCCTGGCTCTGTACGACAAGAGCCGCGCCAATGTGCAGGCCGCGCCCGAGCCGGAACCCGAAATGGTGCAGGCCATGCGCAAGCAAATCCGCGCGTGCGACACGCTTATCGCACTGAGCGAGTGGAAGCGTGACCATGGCGCTGCGGCAAACGCTACCGGCTTCGGTCCCACCCTTGTCGAGGAATGGAACACCCGGAAGGTAGAGGTGGAAGCGATGAACAGGGCGGTGGCGTAATGGCACTCCCCGCTCGCATCCCAAAGAGGCCGAAGCGTGACATGCGCTGGCGCTCGCCGGCTCACTGCAACTTCGTTCGCGGCCATGCCTGTTCGGTATGCGGCTCCATGACAGCTATCGAGGTCGCGCACGTCCGTATCGGATCAGGCGCAGGGTTGGGCCAGAAGCCGGACGACTGGCGTACCGTCAGCCTGTGTGCCGAGCATCATCAACGCCAGCACAACGTCGGCGAGCAAACCTTCTGGCGCGGCCTCGATGTCGAGGCGCTTATTGCAGCCTTCATTAAGGCCAGCCCGAAACGGATGGAAATCGAACAACGTCAACGGGAGAAAGTGCGTGCCTGACCAAGCCCCTTTGATCTTTCGTAAAGTGCTCGGGTCGCTGCGGCCGGTCGGCCGGGCTGCCGAGGATGCGCTTGCCACGCTGGGCGATGGCGCCGTCCGTATTCGTATCACGCGCACCGCAGGCAATGTCCGCCGTAATGCCCTGTATTGGGCATGCCTTGGCGTCGCCGCCCCCATGCTGTCCGAACGGATCGAAGGCGACGCGATCGACGTAGAAATGCTTCACCGCATTCTGAAAGATCGGCGCGGGCTGGTCCGAGTCGTCACGTTGCCAAGCGGCGATACGATCAAGGACTACGACAGCACGTCCTTCGCGAAGATGCCTGAGAACGAACGCGCCGCCTTCGTGGATTGGGCGCTGAACACGCTGAGCAAATGGCTCGGCTGCGATGTCACAGACCTACGGCGGGAGGCCGAAGCAGCATGACCAACATTCACACCGACCTGGGCGAAGACACGCGGGGGGATGCGTGATGGGGTGGCCTTTTTTCCTGAAGCAGCCCGCCGCGCTGGTGGAGGCGTATCGCAAGATCGACAAGCTGACGACGGACAAGGCGTATTGGGAAACCCGCGCGCTGACCGCCGGCAAGCTGTCGAACGAGCTGATGCGGGAGCGCGATGAAGCCCGCGCCCTTCTCGCCAACGCCTATGTGCGCGGTCCCAAAGGCCATTTCCAGCGGGCAGAACTGCCTGAGGTGAAGGCGGTGTCCAATGGATAACGCACATCTGTTCTTGCACCGCTTGATCGAATGTTCGGTCGCGATCGGTTGGCAGGCTGGCGTTGGTGGGCGCGAGACCGCTGGTGCGATCGTCTCTTACCTCGCTGTGCATCCAGAGCGGTTGCAGTCCTTCATCGACTGCAACGAGAACCCATTCGATTGGGGCGAGGAATGGATCAAGGGCGGTGTGCTGACTTGGCAGACCAAGGATGGCCGCATCATCGACCCGGCAGACCTCCCCCTCCCCACACCCCCGGAGACGAACGCATGACCGATCGGAGCAAGCTGCTGGCGCTGGCTGAGACTGTCGAGAAGCTGACGGGGCCAAGCGTTCATGTCGACGCCGACATCCGGGACGCGCTCAAACTGCCAAGCGACTATTCGGTCGACTGGCGCGGATGGGGCGTCGACGAAGCTGGCAAGCCAATCGAGCGGGCGAAGGCTTTCCCTTATACCGCCTCGCTAGACGCCGCGATGGCGCTGGTGCCGGAGGGGTGGGAATGGAACGTATGGGGTAGCGGATATTGCCGGATTATGCACCCGCAAACACATCGAAACGACAAAGATGGAAGATCATGCACCCCCGCTTTAGCCCTCTGCGCCGCTGCCCTGCGCGCCCAAGCGGAGGCGCTGTCGTGACGCGGGAAGAAAGGGCGCGGGAATGGCTCGCGGATTACTTCGACCAGCACGGCAAGCACGGCGGTGCGGATGAATTGCGCGATGGCCGCATGATAACGATGACCAGCATCACCGCAGTCAACGCCATGCTCGCCTTCGCCGACGCAGAAGCCGCAGCCATGCGCGAGCGGGCGGCGGGGGCCATGGAAGCGCTTGCGGCAGAAAAGCGAGCAGCAATGCACCCGGAAGGCCACCCGATGGCTGGCGGCATTGTCGATGGGATGCTTGATCGTGCTGCCAGCGCTTACGATCACGCCGCCGCCGCGATCCCCGCCTTGCCGGCGACGGGGGAGGTGGAATGAGCCTCTATATCGCGCCGCTGTTCGAACGCATTCAGGTGTTCCACGAAGACGGCACGGATGCTGGCTATGTGCTTCGCCGCTGCCGACTGGCCCCGGGTGATGTACTGATGCCGCCCGGGTCAGACTTTCGTGCCGCTATGGCTTTGATGAAGGAGGCCGAGGATGACGCTCGCTTCGACTAGCCCCACCCAAGACCTGCAAGCCCAAGCGGCAGTGAATGTGATGGAGGCACGCACGCGAGCAGCAGCGCGGTATCCAGAAGCGATCGTCGACACGATGGGGCGTGAGCATGTGCCAGCACCAAGGCGGGCTATCCTGTCCGGGGCGTGGGACAACGCGCCTATCGTTCGGGCGGAGATGGACCATGGCTAGTATCCTACTGGCACCGCAGGAAGCGGCCGAGCGGCTGCTTATCAGTGAGCGGACGTTGCGCGATCTGAAGCGCAAAGGGCTGATCCGCTATGTCGCGGTATCGGCGCGTCGCATCGCGTATCGACCGGACGATCTGGACGAGTATGTCGAGAGCCAGGTAAAGCAGGAGGCCGGACCGCAGCCGACCACACCACCGCGGAAGCAGGTGCGCCGTCCATCCGACATCATCCCCTTTTCGAAGCGGAACGGCTGATGACCGTCTATAAGCCTAAGAACAGTCGGCTGTACCACTACGACTTCGTGTTCAAGGGCAACCGCTATCACGGCTCGACCGGGTGCGCGGCTAAGCGGGATGCCGATCGCTACGAACGGGACAAGCGGACCGAGGTCGCACTCGGCACGAAGGTAAAGCCGTCGATCACGTGGGATGACGCCTGCGGGCTGTACTGGCAGCACCGTGCGAAATTCTCTGCCGACAGCAAGACGACAGAAGGGCAGATCACACGCCTGCGCGAGATTGGTCCGAACCGGCTGCTGGCTGACCTGACGTTCGTCGACTTCAATCGGTACGTCGCCATGCGGCGCGGACAAACCGCGCGCTACAAGAAGACACTCATCACCGCCGCGACCGTCAACCGTGAGATTCAGCTTGCTCGCCGGATCGTGCGCTACGCCGCGACCAGCTTCTCCGGTCCCGACATCGAATGGACCAAGCTGCTGTTGCGCGAGCCGAAAGAACGCGTGCGCGAGCTGACCGACGAAGAAGAACGCCGGCTGATGGAATCGCTCGGTCCCGATCTGGCAGCGGTCGTCGAATTTGCCATTCTGTCCGGCCAGCGCCGCACCGCGATCATCACCATGCTTTGGTCGAAGGTCGACCTTGCCAGCGGATGGGCAGAGGTGAAAACGAAGGGTGACGTGTGGCACCGCTTCCCACTGACGCCGCGCATGGTCGCGATCATTGCCAATATGCCGAAGGTCGCGCCCCAGGTGTTCACCTACGAATGCGAGCGTCCGGCGCCGAAGAAGGGCGAGCAGGTCCAGCGTATCAAGGGCGAGCGGTATCCGTTCTCGCGAGATGGCTGGCGGCGCAAATGGGCATGCGCGCTACAGGTGGCAGGTCTGACCGATTTCCGCTTCCACGACCTGCGGCACACCGCCGGGAGTCGCGTGACGCGCGGATCGAACATTAAGGTCGCGCAGAAGCTCTTGGGACACACGCGGATCGAGACAACCTCGCGCTACGCCCACGTCCATGAAGAGGACATCCGGAAGGCGATGCTTGCAGCCGAGTCCCGGATTATCCCCGAAGCGAACACCGTCGTATCTCTCAAACCCGCAGGAAACCGCCAGAAATGA